TTTTTTTTTTCTATAGAATTCACCCACATATTAGCAAATTTGTAACTTTTTGGGCGACTTCCCCGGGCCAACTATGCAATTTTAACGGCGCCGAATTGATTGTTGGCTGAAACAATCCTCAAATCGTATTCACTTTTCTCAATAGGTTCATCCCGTGAAGCGGTTGAGAACGAACGAACGAACCTCAACCGATACATGGCGTGAAACGGTTGAGGGAAAGAGCAAAACCTGGGGTATGGTTCAGAGGTGAGAGAGGGATTCAAATTCTGAATCGTATTCACCGAAGAGGCCCTGGGGGGATTTGAGAATTCCGGGACCGGGGGGAAAACTCAAAAATTACCCATACGACTTTTTCGATTTTAGGGAATTCTCGGTAGGAGGTATTTTTAAGAAAGTGGGAATGGATCATCGTGAATGGGGTGGCGTGGGGGGATCGTAGGTTGACTTTTAATCGTGAACGTGGTATAATGGTGGCGGTTAAGTGCAGGTACGTCTTTATTTCGAGAAAGGAAAATTTGGGTGAAAAAGAAAACTTCTAAGGGATACGTGGTAACTTCGGAAAAAGGAAGAAAGCTCGGAGGACCGTATAAGACGGAAAAGGAAGCGGATAAGCGGCTCAAAGAAGTTGAAATGTTTAAACATATGAAGAAGAAGAGAAAGAAGAAATCGTGATTAGGAGTCCCAAGAGAGGAAGGAGAACTCGGTGCGCACCGCTTCTAATCACTCCACCCCCCGCCCCAAGTCAGACGTGAACCTTTTGATCGGGAGCCTCAAAAGGCTGATTGTGGGGTGGGGATTTCTTAGAAAGAAGAACACAAAATGGGCAAGTTGAATAAAGGACTTACATATCAAAACATCTACCAACCGCACGGAGCAATCGAAGGACGGTTGATTGAACTCCGTCCGTGGCACAGAGCTATGGCAAGGGCTGTTGTTTCCGGAACGCGGCCTACTGACCTTTCCATTCTTTTCAATATGACTCCAACTCAGATTAGCAACATTACTGGTTCCCCTGCGTTCCTCGAATACTTGGCTTCCCTCGAACGAGGGGCGGAAATGGCCGCAACGGAGTTGAGGCAAGATATTTTAAACATGGCTCAAAGGGCCCTCGAAGTGATTGACGAAGATCTTGATCTGTCCCCAACCGACCCGAGGGAAAGGAAGATTAGACAGGCGGCTGCGTTTGAGGTTCTCGACCGCGCTATTCCAAAAAACAATCCGGTCAGGGAAGTTACTAACAATCAATACAACATCGGCAAGATCAATGTTAACAAAATGACCGATGAAGAGTTGAGTTTGGAAGTACTCAACATGATCGAAGACGAAGATGGATATGTCCCAGATCAGAGCTAATGTACCACAAGTAAAAACTGGGATCGTTGGTAAGGATCTTCAGGATGTTTATCGAGAATTACTCAAAGGAATAGAGAATCCAGAGAGGGATTTAAGATTACAAGAAGGTGAAAGCACAGCTACTGGAGTTGCCCGGTTGTTAAAATTGTGGTTGCTCGACAGACCTGGCACACTTATAGCAACTGCAAAGAAAGGTTTGGTTAATCCAGAGAAACTAACAGAACAAGATTTGCTTGATTTAAGTACTAGGCTCCTTGTAGGCGGAGCCCCAGGAGGCGGAACAGGCCCAGCTAATCTATTTCGACTAATGGGGCAGAAAGGGCAGTTAGCTAAAAAAGTAGCAAAAACTATTCCTAAAGGAAAAACCTATTACGAACCGTTTTTAGGAACTGGTAAGGTTGCTCGGAGTGTTGGTAAAACCAAGAAATTTGAAAAGATGGTTTTGGGGGATGTAAATCCTCGGACTGTTAACATTCACAAGCAAGTTATGGATAATCCAGATGCGGTTGTTAAGCACCTCGAGAAATTGACAAAGGGTTATTCTTATCCAACAACAGAGGAATTTTGGAAACATACAATAGACGTGGCAAAGAAAAACAAGCAAGGATATTATTCTGATAATCCTGCTAAACAAGCAGCTGCGGATATTTTTGTTGGTTCTTATACTTTAGCTACAGAACCTGGTTTTGCTCCTCGCTATGGTTCGCCACAAGGGAAATACATAACCCCAAAAGGTTTAGTTGATAGAATTTACGAACATTCTGAAGTCTTAAAGACTCATAAAGCTGATATTGCAGTACGACCTTGGGAAGAAACAATAAAAGGAGCAGAAAAAGGCGACTTTATTTATGCAGATCCTCCTTATTTGAATACTGCTGGTTACAGAGCAGGAACTTTTGGTATGAAAGAAACAGAAGATCTCAGTAATGCTCTTGAAGAAGCCTATCGAAGAGGAATAGATTCAATGATACATAATTGGGTGGGAACTGAAGAAACCTTTTCGTGGGCTCAATTTGAAGGAAAAACAGGTTTTCATGGGGGTAAAGAGCTTGAGTGGCGAGCCTTTCATAAATAATACCCAGTTTCCAAAAGATTACCGAACCAATCTCAAGTGGAGACGTAACATCCTCCAACGAGCGGCGGTTGATTTGGTTTTTAGGAAAAAGGTAAAAGAACTTTTTTACCGGGATATTATCTTCGCTTTCAACGCTTTCTTTTATACTCTCGACGTTCGCAAGAGACCCCGACACAACCAGCCTTTTTGCACCTATCCCTATCAAGATAAGATGCTTCTCGCTCTTGTAGAAGCTATAAACAGCGGTACTGATTTTCCGATAGAAAAGAGTAGAGACATGGGTGTCTCTTGGATGATCATACTAACCTTTTTGTGGTTTTGGCTCAATCCAATTGGAGGTACGGATTTCCTTCTCGGTAGTAGAATTGAAGACTACGTGGACAAAAAAGGGGATATGCGGGCTTTGTTACCAAAAGCTCGATACGCATTCTACAAGTTACCGCGCTGGCTTTGGCCAGAAGGTTTTAACAGCAAACAGCACGACAATTTTATGCGTTTGCAGAACCCAGCTACTGGCGCATCCATTACTGGCGAATCAAACAACGCTAATTTTAGTACCGGCGGTCGTTATGCTGCAGTTATGTTTGACGAGTTTGCCAAATGGGAATCAACTGATAAGAGTGCCTGGACAGCGGCTGGCGATGCTACTCCATGCCGCATTCCCCTTTCAACACCGTTTGGGGCAGGTGGGCAGTATTATGATCTGATCACTGATCCTAGTAAAACAAAAACAAGATTACATTGGACGTTGCACCCACTTAAGATCAAAGGCGGTTATTGTAGGTGGCCGTTACCAGAAAACTGGGATGGGGATGAAGAAAGGTTGATAAGATCCCCTTGGTACGATCGTGAGTGCAGAAGAAGGTCTCCCTCGGAGATAGCCCAGGAACTAGACATTGATTACATAGGAGCCGGTTCTCCGGTCTTTGAAGGCCGTGCAGCTCAACGAATGTCTACGCTTCTCAAGAGTAAGAGAATGCCCAGGGCTTATTACGAGTTTGATTTGGACAAACTCAAGCTCGTCGAACTCCGGGAAAGCCAAATTGACCACGGGTTACTCGACCCTACAGCTAATTTGTTTTTGGTTTACACTCCGCCTGACCCCAAACGGTCTTATGTTGTAGCTGTTGACGTTGCTGAAGGGTTGGAATGGGGAGATTTTGGCATAATCAAAGTCCTCGAACGAACAAACGAAGACGTTGTGGCTACAGTTCATACCAACCTGGACGAGATTCAACTCGCCAAAATGGTTAAGATGGTCTGCGAATTCTACGGCGACCCTTGGTACGCAATAGAAACCAACGGCCCTGGCCTTGCCACTTTTGATTTGTGTGCAGAGATCTACCAAGTTCCCAATCCTTTCATGATGCCTCGGTATGATACCACTAAAGAAAGTATTTCCTACCGCAAAGGCTGGTGGACGGGGACTGATTCGAGGAGAAAACTGGTCAGCGGACTTAAACAATGGCTCATAGAGGGTGCTGGATGGACTGATCCTCGTTGTGTAAAAGAGATGACTACCTTTGTTCTCAACCAAAACGGTAAGCCCGGAGCCAAATCTGGTTGCAACGACGACGAAGTACTGTGCCTTGGAATTGCGCTGCAGATTAACCAGGTGGTTCCTTTTGACGAGAAGGTAGAAGAAGATACAAGTTCACTGAGGGAAAGAGTAGTAGAACATCCTCAGTTCCCTACCATCGAAGGTATTCCAAAGACCAACGCCGAGTGGTGCTTACAGACAGCTATTGCTGCTCAGCAACTGGAAGAAAAATATGAAACAAGAAAGATAACAAGTTCGCTTTGGGAGGATTTATTTGATGAAGCTTTTTAAAGGCTTAGTTTGTTCGCTGGTTTTGCTTTTGGGGACTACACAGGCGTTTTCGGCATCTGAGACAACTCAACGATACAGTTGCTATGGTGGGTTTTGTGTTTTAACCTTGGATATTGTCTTCGACTCAGCCGCCGGGACGTATAACACCTTCACAACTCAAGATATTGTCGGTTTTGTTAGGGAGATAATGACCGATCCTGGTACTGTTGCTCCAACCGCAGCTTATGATATCACATTGACTTACAAAGGGGTGGAAATTTTTGGCACTACTGCTCTCGACGATCGCAGTGCCACAGCTACTGAACGCGTTTCTGCTTATGATACACTTGCATCTGAAACCGGTCCCATTGGTGTAGATGGACCTTTGGTCTTGGCAATAGCCAACCAAGACGTTCATAGTGCAGAACTCCAGATAAAGATTTGGGTTATTACTCCGAGGTAGTAAAAAGATCTCAATCGCTTCATGACGTGTAACGGTTTAGGTATATGAAAAAATATCTCCTAATATTTTTTATTTTAACCTGTGCTTCTCCGTCTTTTGCAGCAACGTATTATGTTAAGAACGGTGGATCTGACGCAGCGGCTGGTACATCCCCTGCCACAGCATGGGAAACTATTGGGAAAATAAACTCATATTCTTTTGGGAATAGTGATATAGTTATTATAAGAGCAGGGGATTCATTTAATGATGCTACATTAACTCTCGGTGGAACATCGGACGGAGTAACAAATTTAACTGTTAGGGGTAGTGTTACAGCGGATTCATTCGATGCTAAAGATGTTACAATAGATGGCAAACCAGAATTAGACGGAGATACAAATAGATGCATTTACATTACACAGGATTTTGAAGATCTTCTTCTTAAAGATATTTCTTGTGTGGGCCAGGAGTTTGCTGTTTCAAAGTCCATGTTGGTTTATATCGGAGGATCTCAAATATCTCCCATGATAGATGGGGTTGATATTGATGGGGAGTTATCAGGGCAAGGTGCACAGTATGAAGGCCATAATGGTATTGTAATTGGTCAATCTGTAACTGGTGAAGTGGAGATCAAGAACTGCACGATTAGCAATTTGGGTGTGAGCACAACGCCCACACTTAATGGTATTGATAACATAGGAATTTTTACTGGAACTGGAAGGGGCGCAACGGTAAGCTACCTCATCCATGACAATACAATTAATAACGTTAATGGAGATTGTATTCAAACAGAAGATTCTACTTCTGATTTAAGTATTTATAATAACGACCTTGGGAATGCTGGTGAACAAAGTATAGATATTAAACATTCTTCCAATGTAAATGTTTATGACAATACGATTCACATGGATGAAGGATACGGAGAGGGAGGGTCTTCTGGGCGTCACTATGGGATTGGTATTAATGGGGGTAATGGATATACATCAACTGATATAAATGTTTATGATAACTATTTCTATGGATTGGGGCTTGAGGTTGGTGTTAGGCTTGGTAGGATTAATACATACGGAACAGCTAGAGTAAAAACGTATAGAAATAAATTCTACCAAGTTAGAAGTATGTTTAGAGCAGGAACTTATACTGTAGACGCAGAGTTTTATAATAATATAGGTAAAGATTGTGGTGGCGCGCCTACTTATCCTGGTTTTATAAATATTTATGATAGTACTGGAAGTTCTGGAACGTTAATTTATAATAATTCTATTTTAGATACAACTGGCAATGTAACATACGGAATATATAGATTAGCTGGTTCTACTGGATTTGAAGTTAAAAATAATTCGATTTATCTAACAAAGGCAACTGGTTATACAATTTACGATAGTGTAGGTTCTGGAACATACAGCAACAACCTTCTTTACAATTCAGCTACGGCCAATAGGGTTTATTGGACAGGAACTACATATACTACGGCAACGTTTGGTTCGTGGTCTGGTTCTACAAACTCTCTTACAGCAGATCCTCAATATAACAGCACCGCTGATTTCCAATTATGGCCTGGGAATGCAGAATCCCCATTGATTGGAGCGGGTGTCGCTATTGGTGGGTATACGGTTGATCTTAAAAACTCATCGGTATGGCCCAGTGCGGTAGTTACTGGGACAAAAAGCGATCCGCCTGAAATAGGAGCGTTTTTAGACGAAACAGGAACTACAACAAACTGGCAAACTTCATGGTCTGTTGCATTGGATACAGATATTTCCAATGCTACTGCTGATCATAATAGAAGAATGGTTTTAAAAGCTGCGGATATTTCTATTAGCGGAGATTCCTGTAGGTTAAGGTTTACTGGGAACACCGGAAATGCATCTGTCATAGATCACGTTTCGATTTGCGAAAGGGCAACAACTTCAGCAGACCCTTTGGTTGATTCTTACTGGAATTGCACAACTACTCCAACGGAAGTTAAATTTGGAGGATTATCACAGGTTACTTTATCAACATCAGCTTCTCAGTATTCTGATTCGTTAGAATTTGCGATAGATGAAACCAAAGACTATCTGGTCCACCTGTGGTTCAACGATGGGCCAGCATATATCAGAAGGCTTACATCTGCTGCAAATTCAAGTATTTATAAGTCTGCTGCTACTCTAAACGATGAGTCTTTATATACTACTCCAACGGGTTACACAAGGTCGTCTAATATTGTGTTGTTAGATAGACTTGAGGTCCAAGTCAATCCTCCTAATGAACTGCCTACTTGTTCGATAGATTCTCCTACAGCACAAACTATTTCCCAAAACGATACGCTTGATTTTAATTCTACTGCGGCAGATTCAGATGGAACCATTGCAAGTTACCTTTGGGATTTGGACGGGGGTGGGTCTAATCTGACAAATGAAGATAATGCTTCTGTAACAATGGCTACAGTGGGTGTGTTTAATGTAACCCTAACGGTTACAGATAACGATGGTGGTCAATGCCAAGATGGGCCGGTTGAAATTACCGTAACGGCAGGCGGGGGTGGTTGGTCAGAAAGTTGGACGGGTATAGCATTAACCTCAAGTGTTGAACCGATTAATGTTGCAGATAGAAACAAGAGGATGATCTTGCCCGCTGCTGCAATAACTACATCAGGTACTAAGGTAAGGTTTACGCTTCAAGCCCCACTTACAGCTAACATGGTGATAAGTGGAATGTCTATCTGTGAACAAAGTGCTACCAGTACTTGTACTACCACCCCAACAAGAATTACGTTTGATAGTGGAAGTAACGGGACCACTGTGACAGCTAATCAAACAACTGTTACGGATGAAATCATTTACACAATAGATGAAACAAAGACGTACTTGGTTCATGGCTGGTGGAATAGCAATACCAATCTAAGAAACGGCAATTACGGTTCACAGATAGCGTGGATAAAAGATTCTACTGCTGTAGACAATACGCTAACAACTACGTTGCCGGGTGGCTATTCTGATTCCAATTATTACACCGCAATCACGAAAATGGAAGTGTTCAACATTGCTACGGACACAACATCGCCCGTGGCTTCGTCGTGGTCTGGATCGAATACCGGTAACTTTAGCACGGTTTATGCAGAAATCCCTATATGTATTACTTATGATGAACCTGTATCTATTATATCTGGTAGTGCGCCGACAATGACGTTGCTTGTAAATACGGGGGCAGTAACTGGGAATGTGAATGCTTACGGATCGTCTGTTTCTGGAACCTCTATTTGCTTCCAATTAATTACAGCGGAGAATATGGCGACTTCAGATCTTCAGGCTGCGTCTGTGTCTGCTTTTTCTTTAAACGGAGTTGTGATCCAAGATGCTGCTGGAAATGATATAGACACGGATTTAACTCCGGTTGGAGTTGATTTAGGATCTATTGCAATTCAAATTGCAAGTAAAACCTCTGGGTCAATAGCAACCGGAACGGGGGTTTCACCATCAACTGGAACGGGATTATCATGGTACTAAGATGAAAAAGATTATCAGTCTTGTAATATTATTAGCCTTGGGAATGGCTGTTTACTCTTGGGCAAGTAAAGATGAATTTTTACTTTTTGGTGTAGGTTCAACTGGTAAAGGAGTGGCAACTCCATCCGGAGATACCTGGTTATTGGAAGGTACCGCAGATTGTTGGCTTATAGAGGGAACCGCAGATTGTTGGTTAACAGAATGAGGGAGAATATGAAAAAGGTTTTATTTTTAACGTTAGCTATTTTGTTTCTTTTTTCGGGTGTTTCTTGGTCACAGGCTACTGCACCTTCTGGGTTTACGCCAGATACTGATCCAACTAGTGATGATATTGTTGGAACTACCAATAATCCTAGTGTTTCTCCTGGGACCAGGAAGGTAACTTTACTGAACCTTCCTAAAGCCTTTACTGCTAATATAGATCCCGATGCAATCAATGGAGATGCTATTGATAATGATTTTCTGGATCATGAGGTTGGCGGCTTAGAGGCTAATGTTAAGGATTATAATGGTCTTGTAAAAATTTCAAGCGGAGCCACCTCAGCAGTTACGGTTACAGCTGCGGGAGAGGCTATTTTAGACGATGCCAACGCTGCTGCTCAAAGGACTACCCTTGGATTGGTTATTGGGACTGATGTTTTAGCGCCGACAGGCTCTGGTGCCAATTTAACGGGGGTTAGGAAGCCCTACGCCCAAGAGGTAACAGTAGCGAAGTCAGGTGCTGATTACACTTCGATTTCAGGAGCTTTGGCCGCAATCACGGATGCTACGACTTCAAAAAGGTATCTTATAAAAGTAGCTCCTGGTGACTATGCTGAAAACGTAGTGATGAAGAACTATGTGGATATATTGGGTAGTGGTAGAACTACCACAAGAATTACTCCAACTTCAGGAACTGCGGTTACGTTTCCGTCTGCAAAAGGTACTATACAAGATATTGGTATAGTTGTAAATTATGGAACCTTGGGGGCTAATTCAAATGCTATAGTGTCAAGTGGAAGTGATAGTGCTATAATAACATGTAATATTACAATAACAAAAAGTGCTGGTGACTATTTAATGAAAGCTTTAAATGTTACTGGCGGATCTATGAGGGTTTATCAAACTCGTATAATTTATTCAATTACTGGAGGTACGACAGAAACTGCAAGAACGCAATCAGCTGTGTCTCATGAAGGAACGGCCAGTTTACTTTTATTTAACAACGAAATTTATGTAACTTGTAATGATACTAATGATGAAGTTGTCGGCTTTGAAACCGTTAGTGGTGGTACAGGAAGTTTTATAATAAATGATAATATTATAGAAGTTTCTACAACTGGAAGTGGATCTGCTACAGGTCTTTGGTTGTACGGAACTGCGACATCTGCTACTATTGGTAGGAACAGGTTTATTGTAGCAAGTCAAGCTTCTTCAAGTTTTGCTACAACAGGCGTGCGGTTAGATAGTACGGGTAATAACGCTACGGTAGTAACTATAGCAAATACCTTTATTATTACAAGTTCTGGTACGGCATACTCTGCCTATGTAGCAGCAGGAGACACGTGGAATTCTAATCATGATACTATCACAGCGGCTAATGGATATTCTGCTGTAGGGACTATAAATTTTGCTTCGGCTAGTTCTGCTGGTAACACTATTACAACAGGTGTTATAAATGCTGGGAATACTGGCGATAAGGGAGATATTGTTGTTCACCATGCAGGAACTCAAACTTTTTACGATGCTGGGAACACTCATAGTGTAGTGGTTGGGCCAGTTGCAGACGATACTACAATTTTGGGGATCACAGGAACCTTGAATCCAACTGTGGTGACTGAGAGTGGAGTGGCTGTTCCTAATGTTAATGATAACCTGAGTGTTTTTGCTGCAACAACTTCTGCTCAACTCTACGGAGTCTTGAGTAATGAAACGGGTTCTGCAACTGGTTCTCCATTAGCGGTATTTAATCAAGCCCCAACAATAGACAGCCCAACTTTTACTACAGCGATAACCGCTACAGATCTTATTAAAGACACCCACATAGATTGGGGTGCAGGTGCTGGACAGGTTGCGGCAGTAGATGTTCCAACTGATGTAACCAATTTCGACGGTCACTTGGGAGCAGGAGACACAACTCTTCAAGCTGCTTTGGAAACTCTCGACGAACTTGCTGCGGGTGGAACAATTACAAGTGTTTTAGACGATACCACTGCTGCTGTTCCATTATTGTACGATGCTCCGAATTTGATTACAGCAGGAGATTCTACCCCTGATGTATCTGGTGGTATGATTCATATAACACAAAATACATCAGGAGATCCTGGTGTTATAACTGACTTTGATGGATCACCACTAAACGGACAACTTCTGTTTGTAATCGTAAACGATGATTACACTACATTTGTTTTTGAGGGTGAGGGGTTAGAAGGGGGTGGTGTAAACTATACTGCACAAAGCGGTGATTTACTTTCATGTATTTATTCTACAGTAGATGACCAGTGGCATTGTTCCATTGCTGGTTCGGTTGCCGTTGCAACTCAACTTGCAGTAGGTAACAACCCCGACACTCCCGAAAACAACGTTTTAACTTTCGTAGCTGATGCAGATGCAGATGGTGGTAACGTAGCTATAGAATCTTCTCCGAATTTGTACTACAATCCGTTTAGTGAAACCTTGTTCTCTACTACGTTTGAAGGAGCTTTAACAGGAGAAGCAACAACGGCAGCAACTGTGACGGGTACTGCACAATCAGCAATTACCTCTGTTGGGACACTTACAACCTTAACTGTTGATGATATAACAATTAACGGGAACACTATTTCTTCTGCTGGTGCTTCTACTCTTGCGATTACTCCGTATACAGATCAGACTATCACACTTGATGGAACCATTACAATAGACGCAGGTGTTGTGGCTGGTGCCACTTCAATTACATCAACTGAATTTTATGGTGGTGGTGCTAATTTAACTGCACTTGACGGAGAACAAATAACTGACGATACGATAGACGATGATTCAATAGATTTTGCAGATGTAACCTGCGCAGATATAACAACTACTGATTGTGGGGCAATTACATCAACTGGTGTTATTACAGCAACGACTTCTGTAGCTACTCCATTATTAGATATTGGAACAGATGATGATATGGACTATGGCTCTGCCCTTGTTGATGACCACACATTTACTTCAGACGGTGGAACTGTGGTATTAGATGGCAGTATAACGTCTTCTGGCAATATGTTTATTGGTATGGATGTAGACGCCAATGATTATTACCTACTTTTTGATGGAAACTTTTCAAACCTTACTATGCAGTGGTGGGAAGACGAAGAACGATTAACGTTTACGTCTCTGAATACTGATACCGATACAGAAGCATTTTCTTTTGAATTTGGAACGGCAGATACAATTGGAGTAAGCACATCAACAGATATAGCAACATTTGATTTTAATGCTATAGATATTACTACTACAGGAGATGTCACGGCTACAAATTTAGTGGGTGCTGGCGCTTCAATAACTGCCCTTGCTGGAACAAATATTTCATCAGGTACGGTTCCCGCAAGTGCCTTGAACACAACTCAGGATTGGTCTGCATTAACGATTACTATGCCGACTCATACTACAGGGCCAATAACGGTTACAGATGCCTATCTTGCGTATGCAGCCTCGGCTTCGACTAAATATATGTACTTGGGAGCTTATGACTCTGACGGGCCTACAGCTACTCCACTTCTTGAGTTCTTATCTGCGACTGAACCCTATATGTATCTTGGAGGAAATACAACCAATTCTTGGCAGTTCGATAAGGCTGGGAACGCCATTGTGCTTGGAACTGCAACATTTAGAGTACCCCAGAATACGGCTTGCACTGGATATACAGCAGAGGGATCTTTGTGTTGGGATACAGACGAGAATATTTTATATGTAGGAAACAATGACGTAGCAGCTATTCCTATCGGTGGAACGACGGATGCTTTTACAGTTAAAGTTGATTCTGATGCGGCTGCGGGGTATATAGGGACTTCAAGTAGTAATGGCGTTTTACAAACGGCTTCTCCATTAACCTATACAGACATGGGGAATTATATTCTACTTGACGTAACAGATATTGGCGATGCAGACGTTGTAAATGATCTAACAATTACTTCAACAAAGAAGATTTCAAATATCCTAACAACTGAGCAGTTAAGATTGGGTTATGACGCTACAAACTATGCAACATTTACGGTTGCTGACGATGGAGCACTTACTATAGCTACAGTTGATGTAGATGCTGCTGAAGGAGATATAAATCTTGCTCCTGATGGATTTGTTGGAATAAAGAAAGCGATTCCAACCGTAGAACTCGACGTAACTGGTGATATACTTGCAAGTGGTACGATAACATCTACTGGTGATGTAGCTGTAGGAGATGATGTTTTATTGGCTGACGGTGCAGTTGTGGGCATTACTGGAAACGAAGTCATAACATTCAACGCCGCTGGTTCGATTAATGTTACAGGAGCGACAATGGATGTTGACGGAGCTTTTACGGCCTCAACAATAGCTGCCGATACGACTATCTCTGGTACTGCGATTACTGGAACAGCAGAAGCTAACTTTACCAATAACGCTGCTGCTGTAACGTTTGGTGCGGTAGGGACTGACGCTGATGTGGTTTTGGCTTTTGATGCTGTTGGCAATCAGGGTTCGTTGACCTACATGAACGGTGAAGACAGGTTTGATTTCGACAATGATGTGGATGTCATAGGGGATCTTACGGCGGCAACCATTGCTGCCGATACAACGATCTCTGGTACTACAATTACAGCTAGTACTCAACTTGAACTAAGCCATGCCTCTGAAAACACACTCACTGCATCTTCGGGTGTGTTGAGCATTGAGGGTGCTGCGCTTGGTAAAGTAGCAGGTCAGGCTTGGAGTGGCGTACACGATTTCGGAGGGGCAACTACATTTGAAATTTGGAATAGTACTTCGGATATGGCCCTTGGCGCAGAAGGCCAAATTGGTCTTCAGTCAACAGATGACCAATTAGTTTTTCATGGTGGTTCCGCTGGAGAAATTCAGGGTGAAGCCGCTAAATCACTTCTAGAACATAAAATGTGGTCCTTTGATCCAAAAACGGTTTGTGATGGGGCAGTGGACAGACTCTTTTTGATGACAATAGGTGACGATGCCCCTGAAGGTATAATTATTACGGAGTGGAAGGTTTCATTTGAAGCAGATCCAACAACTGAAGTAGATCTCGATCTTAAATATGCTGATGCATTCATAGGGGTTGCCAATGCTGCTGTAATAGATGTGTTAGACACTTCTGCTGGTGTTTCGTCTGAAGATACGAATGCAAATATTAACAGCGGCGCAGCAGTAGCTAACGGCAAGGTTTTATATTTAGAGTTTGGCACAGCTTATACTGAAACAACCCACCAAGTGATATTCGAAATATGGTATTATGCCGAGGAAGATTAATGAAAAAGATCTTTTTATTGTGCTTATTAATTAATTTATATTACATAAAGCCTTGCTCCGCTGGATGGTATTATGCGGGAGGGGCAGATACTACTTCACCCACCCTATCAACCTTTGTAATAGATGCTGACGGTGACACGTGGACGTTCACATATGACGAGATTGTCACTGCCACCGATGACGGAGATATGTGCGATGGCTATACCGTCACCATGTCTACTGCCGGGGCAATAACTTTCACATATGCTTCTGGAACCAGGGGGTCTGATTCTGTTTTTACCTGCACCGGAAGTGCAACGGTTAACTCTGGTGAAACAATATCAACCGGGTTGGATTATACTCAAGGGACAATAACCGATGTTGCCACCAATGCTCTTGCTGCAATAGATGATAAGACCACGGGGTTTACGAATAACTCTACTCAAGGCGGTTTCACTGGCCTTTTTTATTCCGACTTCGAAGATGAATCTGACGATGCCCAATGGACAACTACTCCAACGGGTTGGAACGATGACTACACCGGGACAGTATTGAGCGGAACACATTCCGCAAACCTAGTGACTGCCGGTACTGCTGAAGTGCGGTCTGCGTTAGCGCCTGTCACGGGTCATGAAAACTCTACGGTGTATGCCAGGATGCAGTTTCGCGTGCTAAACTATGGAGCAGGAGGTTCTTACGCCTTCGGCATTTTTCTGGAATCGGCTAGTGACATTATTGCCGATTGCCATTTCACCACAGACACGAACACTGCAAATGTCATATACGCCGAAGATTCTACCGGAGCGAGTACTGGCACGAACCCAGCAGACAAAGATGTATCGGATGCAACATACTATTTTTATCTGGTATATAACGATGACACAAGTGTAGTTTGTGAATTACGGGATTCATCTTTTACTTTAGTTAGTGGTTGGCAGGATACGAACACCACTAATGCCGGCGAGATTATGGATAAGGCGGGAGTGTATATATACCGCCAGAACCAAAGCATTGTTATAGACAATTTCGAAGTCAGAGAAGATACAAATTGGGGAAATTAATGAAAAGAACACCATTTCTTATTTTAATGTTTTCCCTTGTAGTATGTTCGACAACGCATGCTGCAACGTATTGCGTTTCACCTTCTGGGTCTGGGTCTGGAACTGGCATAGATTGGGATAATACTCTTTCATGGAGTGGACTAACTTTTGTTCGTGGGAATACGTACTATCTGATGGACGGGAGCTATGGCTCGAAGACGCTTAACACCGCAGAAAGCGGTACGCAAACCATCACGATCAGAAAGGCCACTGCTACCAATTACGATGAGTGTGGCAATTTAACTGGTGATGGATGGTCTTCGACTTATGGGGATGGACAAGCTGTTAGGGCTGGTCAAGTAACGATGTCTACCGATTACTGGGTTATAGATGGAGTATCCAGAACAAACTGGACCTCTGGTCATGGAATAAAAATTGACTTGTCGGGGTCGGCTTGCATATCCAAAGGAATTTTAATTACCAACTCGTCTAACTCTATCATCCGATATGTGGAGATAGAGGGAGTTGGGGATGATGGGGATTGTGTTGGCGGAGCCAACGATCTCATATATTCAACAGGTGGTGCTAATAACATCACCCTACAGTATTCTTATTTGCACGACTCTGGCAGGACTTTGATAGATACTGCCAGAAACACCCCTGCCGAAACGGGATGGCTGGTTGAGTATAATTACTTTTACAAAAACGAAAGTAACGGAGATGAACATTCAGAGATGTGGAGTCTCCACCAGCTTTCGAATGTGGTGGTAAGATATAATATCTGGGATTTATGGGAGGGTACTGGTTGCATCATAGCCCTGGATACACTGACAACCGGTCCAACTGGATGGGATATTTACGGCAATTTATTTATTAACGGAAACTGTGTATCTGGGAATGGTATAATCGCCACAGATACAGGAAGCACGTTTGATAACGTAAGATTCTTTAATAATGTTGTTTATAATAGTTCTGGCAATTGCGGAATATCACCCGGTAGTGGCACCGGGTGGTATAACTACAATAATATATTTTATAATAACTCCTGCGCAAGCGGATCGTTGTACGGGACACACGACTATAACTGGTTTTACGGTAACAGTTTTACTACTCCGACTGAGGCCAACCGACAAATAGGAACCGGAGATCCGTTTACAAATGCCGCTGGTGGAGATTTTACTTTAACAGCAGCAACAAATGATGGCTATGATACCGGAGCGCTTATTCCTGGAAATGATTTAGATATGCTGGGAATAACAAGGGGCGGGGATGAAGTATGGGACAGGGGGGCATTTGAGTATGAATCTGGAGATAGTACCCCGCCAACCCTGAATACAGTTACAATAGGCTCAAACGGTCTTTCATGGACATTTGTATACAGTGAAGCAGTTGAAGCCGCCTCAACTGGAGAACTATGTAGCGACTATGACGTGACCATGATGAACGCTGGACCTATATCTCTCAGTTATTCCAGCGGAACAGGAACTGATACTGTTGTCTGTACCGGAAGCTCGATAGTATATGACACAGATAGCGTATCTATTGGGCTAAACTATTCATCTGTTACAGGGACAATAGACGATACAAGCGACAACCCACTCGCCACAATAGAAGATAAAGATGTTACAAACAGCTCACAGGAAAAAAACGAGTCGGTTTCAGCATCATCTGGTACTTCTCTTTCGTGGAGTTCAGGAAGTTCAGCTTCGGTGGAATAATGGAGATTAAAACAACTGACGAAGATCTGAAAAAGGTCATTCAAGAGGCTCTCAAGAATGCCTGTTGTCCTTATGCAGTAGACCTTAAAGGAAGCGGGTCAACACCGTTTGAACATGCTCAAGATCATGTGGTGGTTAAAAAGGTCAGGTCTTTTTGGTCAAGAACTTCTTATAAAATAATCAGCGTTATCATTTTGCTAATTGTTTTAACAGCTTTATCACGAATTGATATATTTGCAAAAGGTTTAGAGTTATTAGGAGACATATTTTAATGGACTGGTGGATTGTAAAAACTGGATGTGATGGAATTGTTTTGGAATTTGTAAAGAATAACGCAGTTACACTTTCGTCGGTTTTTGCTATACTATTAGCGATAGCCAAACTTACAAAAAGCGAGTGGGATGATAGATTAATCGAAGCTATTAAGAATCCGTTTGTGAAACTGTTTAGTAGAACTAACGGGAAACCACCGCCTGTAGAGTAACATGAGTATTTGGGAGTACAGTATGAATGGCGCGGTTGCTCCCACGCAAGAGAAAAAGAGGACTACCCATTATCGTTATCGAATGCACTTGATAACAGTGTGTTTACTCGCGCCTCCACAAGGTGCAAGAGTAGAGCCGTGTGTTGCCTGGAGAGAATCAACTGAAAATCCAGATCGTTGTACGTTTCTGTATCCAAGCTCGCAACCAGATAATTGTTTAGGTGTTTGTGATTATTGTGTTGAATTTAGTAATAACATAGACAACTGGATTAAAAATAAAAATAGCAAACTGGTAAGTCCTATGAGGTATATGTGGGGTAAATCTTATAAAAGAAAAGATTACCCAAAATGAAAGAAATTACACTAAAACCTAAACCGTTACACGGTGTGTAATGATCGAGAGAAAGGGCAGGATTATGTTTGAAAAGAAAGTACTAAAAAGGTTTGAAGAAAAACTTGATAAGTTTATCGCTGAACAAGCAATGCAAAGTGTTGTTATTGGTGAGTTTAGAAATGAGATTGCAAGATTGCGACAGATGAATGAGAAGTTGCTTGATAGATTGATGGCAAAAGACTTTCAAACGCTTAAAGAGTATACACTACCCGAAGATGTGTATTTACAAGATACCCTTGATAAATCTACAGATGAAGAAGAGTTAATTGGTACTACGGGAGACTAATAATGAGACCGTTTAACAAAGCGGCTGACCAGTATAAGGTTAAAGTTAAGCCAAAGAAAGCTGATGAACTTTGGCCTATGGTGATGGAGCTCGATGAAATTGGTATGGGTCTTCGTAGGCCGTTTGAACAACAGTGGCTGCTAACGATGGCTTTTATAATGGGAAAGCAGTATACTCGGTTTAACACTACGCTGCACGCTCTGCAACTGGTTAAACTGCGCAGGGGTAGAACAAAGAGTGTAGATAATCAGATACTACCTAAGTACAGAAGACAAGTTGCTGATCTTATTAAGAGTAATCCGGAAATGTGCGTGGTGCCTAATAGTTCAGATCCAGAGGATATTAAAGCAGCTAAGATGGGTGATAAGATTCTCAAGAGTTTTTTTAAAAACAATAGAATGAGAAGAAAACTCAGGAGGCTCGGTCAATGGATCTATGCAACAGGGAATGGGTTTCTTGATGATAGGTGGGATGAAAAAGGAGGGCCGATTGAAAGGGACGAAAACGGAAATTTGGTTTATCTTGGGGATGCTGATGTTGGAGTTTGGTCTCCTTTTGATATCTTGGTACCTTATACAGGGCTGGGTGATATAGAGGTAGATGAATTTCCTTGGCTGATTAAGAAAAAGTGGAGGGAACTGAGCTGGTTTCCTGCAAGGTATTCGAGGGGGAAAGAGATTGAAAGTGAAGGAAGTCCCAGTTCGGCTACAGTATCTGCAGCGTTCCTGGGGACTAATTTGGCTGTTCAGAATAATGAAGAGGTGCCTGGTGCATTTGAGATTAATTTGAAGATAAAACCTAATGCACTATATCCTAAGGGGTTGCATGTTATCGCGGCTAATGGGATTGTTCTCCAAAAAGACATTTATCCCTACGAGTCTTATCATTTGGAGCATTTTAAAGATATTGACATGCCTGGACTTTTTTGGGGACTTTCAACGAGTGAGTTTGCCATACCGCTCCAAAGAACTTGGAATAGTACCAAGAACGATATAGAAGATTTTAACAAATCAATGGCTCGTGGAAAGGGTCTTGTTCCGAGGAGTGCTAAGCTTAATAGGTTACCTGATGATGAGATGGGAGAGTGGTTGGAATATACTCCGGTGATGGGGCATAAACCAGAGATTATGACCCTCAAAGGACTACCGGCAACTTATCCGCTTATTCTTGAAATTACAAAAGGATCTTTTGAGAATCTTTACTCCCAACATGAGGTTAGTAGAGGAACTAACCGATCTGATATTAGAAGTGGTGAAATGGCAGTTTTTCTTCGGGAACAGGATGCTCACGGTAATATTCCAATGCACTCTGTTTTTGAAGAAGGTATCGAAGCATTGGCTGCGAGGGTATTACAAAGGATTCAGTCTGGATACAAGACTGAACGTATGATAAAAGTGCGAGGGACTGAAGGTAATTTTGAAGTCTTTGCATTTAAAGGGGCAGATTTACGGAGTAATACTGACGTTTCGGTTAAAAGACAAAGTTCTGTGCCGGATTCAAGGTCAATGCGAGAGGCCCAGATTCTCGACCGTTTTCAAAAGGGTTTATACGGTGATCCTCTTGATCCAAGGATTAAGCGAAAAGTCTTGAGAATGGTAGAGGATTCTATTGTCGAAGACATTTACGGCGATGATCAGTTAGATGAGCATGTAGCAAGATGGGAGAATGATGTTATTATGTCTGGTGAAGCGGATGTCTATTTGGTCAACAGCTATGATAATCATTCAATTCATCTTAAAGAACATGGTAACGCGCAGAAAGTTTTAGAGTTCCAGAGGCTTAAGTTACAGGAATCTGAGAAGTATAACTATTTAAATTCTGTCTTATTACAGCATATGTCTATGCATGAAAAGTTTCTAGAAGAAAAGCAGCAACAAATGCTTAGTATGATGGAAAGGGCAAAAGGAGGCAGGAGTGGACAATAACGAGGCAGTTGAAAACTGGAATAACTTTGTAGAAAGTTTACAGGCAGCAAAGAATTGTTGGGAAAAGCATACTGAGTTTATGGCTCAACTCACTGGATCGACAGTGGAAGATCGAAAAGCTCAGATACTTTTCACAAGATTTCACCCAAGGACTAAGTTTGATGTTATCTTACCAGTAGTGATTGGGTACTGGAGATCTCATGGGGGACTGTCAGAATTGTTAATCCCTGTAAAAACCAAGAAAGTGAAAATGAAAGGAGGTAATGATGAGTGAAGAACAAAGTTCAACTGGGATTGAATTAGACGGAAAAACTTACAGTCCTGGGGAAATTAAAGAACTGGTACAGAAAGCTGCTCAAGCAGAAGAGATGATAACACGCACAAAGCCGTTTACAACGGTAGCTGAGCGTTATCAAGTTGAGCCAGAGGAATTTGTTTCGCAAGCTGAACGAGCACTTCAATTAATTCCTCAGCTTATAGAACACGGTATTATAACAGAAAATGGAGAGATAAATCTCAAAAGGGAAGCCAGGCGTAGTGAGGAACCTCCTGTGATTTCTGCTAAACCCAAAGATGTTTCTAATACGGAGTTAAATGAATTATCAACGAAGGTTGCTGAAATGGTAGAAACTATTGAAAACCTTCGGAATGATAATACTAAACTTGTACGGTTGGAACTTCGTAGGGAGATTCAGAAACGCTACCCTGAGTTGTCTGATGAAGATGTCTCGAAATTGATTGTTAAGGCTTCTACAGAACGAACAAAGCCTGTCTTTGATCTCGCTAAAGAAGCTGTAGTCGAAAAGACTCGTACCCAAGAGGAACTTCGGGCAAGATTTGCAAAGGAATTTGGTATTGATTTGGCTAAATTTGATGCAAACAAAATAAGGGAACCAGGTCCTGAAGGTGGTTTAGGTTCCAAGTTTAAGGGCAAAAAGATTGTGCTTACTAATAGGAAGATTGAAAAAGGTCAGGTAAGTACAAGAGATGCTGTTAGGGAATATCTCAATAACAAATTAGGAGAGTAAAAAATGGCAACAGATTTGACGATTGCTGCAATTTTGAGCAATTATTCAGAAGTTTTAAAAGAAATCTATCTGCCGGTTATTCAAGATCAGATTCATCAGAGCAATATTCTTACTACATTTATTGATAGGAATAGCACCGATGTATCTGGTAGCGTTGCTCATATCGAGTGTAGATATGGGCGGTCAACTGGCACAGGAGCAAGAGCCGATGCGGCTGACTTGCCGGCGGCTGGATATCAAAAGTTTAAAGTAATGGACGTTGGTATGAAGAGGATCTACGGTACTGTAGCATTCTCTGGGCCTACCATTGCAAGTACTCGTGATGACCGTGGAGCTTATGCTCGGGTAATCGACACTGAAATGACAGGGATTGCTGATGATCTCAGGAAAGAGGTTAACAGAATGCTCTGGGGTTGTGGTTATGGTGTCTTGGCAAGATGGCGGTCGGGGACTGGAGGTACTCAAACGTGGCAAAAGGCTTATCGTGCGAACACTGTAGGTTCAGACGGCTTTGGTTCTACGTTTGGAGCGAAGTATGTTGCGGAGAATAACAGCGCAGTTCCCGTGGTGTTTACAGCTGCAGGCTCGGTGGTTACTGTTCTCACGATAGATGATACCGATATGGCGATAAGTGCAATTGACGACAGTGTTGCTACTTATGATACTGTTACTGGTACTGACCCCGTCGTTACTGAAGCTGCAGGTACCTTTTTCGTCAGACCTGCAAGCGGTCTTTATTCTACAGCAGCCAGCCCTGCAGGGCATTTCCGGCTGGAACCTATGGGTCTTCGTGGGATAGTTACGGATTCAGACCTCGATGAAATTATCTGTTACGACGGAACCAATACTGGATTCACAGTCAACGATCCTTTTCAAGGTTTGGCTGTAGCTACGTATCCGTGGTGGAGGTCTAAGGTCTATAAGCATCCGAGTGGTAGATATGCTGGTCAGCGTGCTTTGACTTTTCAAGACATGGACAAGGCGTTTGACTATGTTGAGAAGATGGCCGGTAAGAATTATGGTCCGGATATTATTTTGACCACTCAGGCAATTCGACGTGAGTATGCAGATCTCTGTCGAGTCGACCGACGAACCGTCAACGTGATGTCTCTGGACGGAGGGTATACCGGGCTTGAGTACAACGGTATTCCTCTTGTAGCTGATCCTGACGATGCTATTGATGGTGAAATGTATTTCTTAACCCTCAAAGATTTCAGCATCTATGAGATGAGTGACTACCAGTGGATGGACAAAGATGGAAGTGTATTGTCTCGTATAGCTAATAAAGATGCTTATGAAGCTGTCCTCTTCCGGTATCTGGAAATGGGTTGTCGTCGAAGAAACAGTCAAGCGGTCATTGCTGATCTTGCATACACACTGTAATCAACAAAACCTCGATCGGTTCAGCTCATGAATCGATCGAGGATAAAGGAGGTAATACCGTGGGTGGAGGATTAGTAGTAGATAAACATATTGGCTGGAAGCTTAAAAAGCTTTGGATTCCTGTGGTTACTTTCGCAGGGATGGATAATAACGGTACGAGTACGATTTCTCTTAGCCAGGGGACACCGACACTTGAACCAATTACGACGAGTGAGTTGGCAGGTGTTCCTATGGATACGGCTGATGAGGTAGCTCATATCTTTCCGATTCCTTGGGATTTGAATAGGGAGAAGAAGGTTTATGCAAGGCTGTGGTTTCAGCACGCTTCTACAGATGCAGATACTCCGGGTTTTATAGTTACCAGTAAATTCTTTGGCCGAACAGATGCAATGACTGAGTTTATTGCCGGAGCGGATGTAAGTACTACGTTTGCGGCTCATACCTGTTCTACTAATGCAGCTTCGTTGGAAGTTACTGTGTGGACTGATTTGAGTTGGGAGAGTTATTTAACCAGTACGGACATGGCTGCAGCTATTTCAGTAGAGTTAAATGCTCTTGGTAGTGCTACTGCAGACGAGTGCAAATTGCTTGGAATTGAGCTGGGCTATGAGATTGAGGCTACGGATATAACTGGGAGACATCGTAGTCAATGGGAAGCTCCTGACGCGGTATAAGGGGCCTTGTGGAAGGGGCTAATTCCTGCCGTTAGCCCCTTCCATATTATCAAAAAGGCAGGATTGGTAGAAGAGGCAGGAATGAATAAAATTATAGTTACAGATAAAATGCCAAAGCGTGGGTTGATAGAACAACTTGCGCCAAAGGAACCGAGTACGATGGAACAGTGGAGAGCTGTAAACCATGTTGCTATGGTTCCGGATAGAGGGTTTACTAAACAGCTTAAAAAGCTTGATCCAGAACTAGAAGTTCGTTGGGATTGGGGGAGTAATAAGTGGGAAATCTGGCGAGTTCCGAGGAATGGGAAGAAACCGTTTCATATGCTTACTGTTAGGACTGATAAAGGGGATTATAGAGAACTGGGAACGGATATTTTGATTAAGTTGCAATTTGGAGATCCTTGGAGGTATTCACAGAAACAGTTAGAGGATTATCTTATTGAGTTGGACCTTCAAACTCAGAGAAGAAAGGCCAAGGATTTCAGAAATAAAATTGAAAGTATAACCAAGGATAATCTTAACAGGTTAAGAGGAGTGTTAAGTGTCCAAGTTCCGAGGGTTTATAGAATAGGGAGAGCAATCAGTGGAAAAGACTAATAAGGTTGAGAAGTTTAAGCTGAGTAAAGAGGATATTGAATTTGCCAAGCAAATGGAAAAGTGGAATAAAATTTCGCAGGTGTTGAGGGATAAAATACAAATCCACTATGACCAGGGGCAGACACTGATGCAACTGCTGAAGCAAACAGAGAACAAGAAGATCGAACTGCTCAAACAAGCACCGCCATCACTGGTAAAGGAAATTCCTGGTCAGGATGATGAGGATTAAATATGAATGCTATTGATATGATTAAACAACTGAGGGAAAATCTTAACGAATCAGTAGCAAGTCATTGGACTGATGCTGAATTGCTTAATAGACTTAATAGAGCACAAGAAGCTATGGTGCTTATGATTTCTATGAGTAAGGGTAATTGGCTCGTGGAAAAGAATACGTTTACAGCTACAAACGGGTCAATTCCAATAACTAATGCTCTGGGTACTGGGCGGTTTAGTAAGCCGGTTTATGCGGAAGAAGTTGGAACAAAAAGACCTATTCATTTTATTAACTCGGTAAGGGAGAAGAGTTTATATGCTCCGGAATCGAGTCCAATTTATGATGGAGCACTTACTGCGTATCTGTTGAAAGATAGTATTGAATTGGTTCAGTCCAGTTATAGTGGTAGTGTTGATATTTGGTATCAGTGTAGGATTCCAGATCTTGCTTATGGTACAACGAGTACACCAAGCGGTTCTAATATTGCTAATCTTGGTGTAGAGGCTAGTCCATTTGATGCTTACTATGATGATGTTCTTTTGCGTGTAATTGACTTGGCTGGAGTAACTTCTGTGGATTATGTTATATCTTATGATGGAGATACAAGAGAAGCTACAACAACTTCTTCTTATGCTGCTGGGCTTACGTATGGTACTGATCCGTTGCTTATACCAGCAGAATTTCATCCAATGATAATAACAGAGGCGATGGTAAGTGCTATGGCTAAACCTTCGAGTAGTTTTAAGCCTGAGATTTTTAGCTACTGGAGAAGTGTTGCAGCTGATCAAAGGAAATTGCTCGAAGAGTGGGCTGCTGATCGTGTGATTACGCCAGGGTATACAACCTGGACTGGAGGATTAGATTAATGGGAACTAAAATAAGCGATCTTGGTGCACTTACAACTCTGGCAGATGCAGATATCTTTGTCGTTGTAGATGATACTGATAGTACAACTAAGAAAATTACCAAAGCTAATGTTTTTAGTTCACCAACGATAGTTACACCCACAGTTGCTAGCTTTGTTAATGCTACTCATGATCATTCAAATGCTGCTGGTGGTGGTGTGTTGGATCTTGAAGATTTTGGTCTGTATTTTGGAAGGGTTGGGGCTGATGGAGTAGCTGTTGATTTACCAGCTACGTGGACTTCGAGTTTAGTTTCTACAGGCAGACTTAAGGTTACACATAACCTTGGTAGTAGTAATTATACTGTTGTACCTGTAGTTGGCGGGTTAACTACTTTGTTACATGGACCTATACTTGGAATTGGAACGGCTACGACAAATTACTTTGAGGTAATTATTGAAAATGATGGTGTTTTAGATTCTTGGGGTTTTCACTTCGTTCTTAAGGTTGACTGATGCAACTGTTTAAAGAAAGATTTACTGGGCATTATGATGGAGTTTCTCCACCTTCTTTATTACCGGCTGGTTCTATTGTTGATGGTAAGAATGTGAGAGTAGCAGGGACAACTGGAGGGTGGCGGTGTAGAAGTGGTAGCACTTTGCTTAACACTACTGCCGCAGAATCTGGTAAGGGTATTGCAAGTCTTCATTATTATATAAACCCGAGGCATAGAGATTCTCACTTTTTTACTCAGATAAATAATAAACTCTTAGGTAATACTACCGCTACGTTTAATTTATTAACAGAGAGTAGTAGTCCATTACTGTTGGAAAACAGCGATGACCTTCTTGGAGTATCAAGTGCAGATGCGTTGGAACAAGTAACTGATTTAGGAGCTTCCCTCGGCGTTGTTGTAGGTAACAAGCCCGGATTTTCTGCAATCTCTGGAGAACAGTGGTTCTATGCAGACGGTTCTGGTGCACCTATTACTTTCGGTGGTAATACTCCATCCTGTGTTGGTTTTGTTGTTTGGGATAGCTCGGAAATAGCTGCAACTGATTATACCAAAGAAGTAATAGATGTTTTGGATACTAAGGTAGCAGTATTAGGCAGCGGGGCGAGTGATTCATATTTTGTGGGTTCTCCGGAGATTGCTGATTCTATTAATTTAAGCTTCGGTTCTGTGGTAAATAATAACGCGGCTACTGCTACTGTGTCTGCCTGGAGAGCTGGAGCTTGGACAGATGTGAGTGCTTCCGATGGAACAGCTGTGGCTGGGGCAACTCATGCAATTGATGGTAGTTTAGAATGGACAAGAAATTCTGCCGATAGAATGAAAGTTATTGGTGGGGTTATGGCTTATTGGTATAGAGTTACTTTTAGTGCTGCTATTGATGCAGCTACTGTTAGGCAATGTACCGTATGCTTTGATGCAACTACTGTTACGCCTAAGTGGGATGGTACTTGGCAGTATTTAGGCGGTATACTTTTTTACGATCAAAGTATTGGTGAATATCAAGACGCACTTGGAGATTTGAGTGTAGAAACTGGAACTACTTACTTAGATATTTCCGCTATGCAAACAGCGGATTATATTTATATAAAAACTCCAGACATTGCAGCTGGATTTGGTTTTGGTATAGTTAGGGGTTATAGCAATACTAATGCAGCTTTGATAGATGAAATAGGTGTGTGGACTGGTAATGCTTGGACAGCACTTACAACTAATATTGAAGATCAAACATTAGATGGAGCTTTGGACAGTTCGTTTAGTCAAACAGGTAAAGTTTGGTTTGATGCAGCGGTGGTTACTCCGCAAAGAAGAACACTTAAGGGTGACCCTGTTCCAGGTTATTGGTATAGAATATCTATTTCAGCAGCATTAAGTGCAGATGTTAGAATATATCTTGGAGTTTATGCCGCTTACCCAGAAGCTCTTAGTACTTATACTGGTTGTGTTGAATTTAATGGATCGTTGGTTTTGTGGGGAGATAGTCTGTGGCCTAATAGGTTGAGATATTCTGCTCCAGGAATGCCGGATCATCTTAGTGGAACTTTAAGTGGATATTCAGAACCAATAGGAGATGATTCTGAAATTCTTGTTGCTAAGAATTTTGGTAGCTTTCTACTGGTCTGGAAACGTAATGGTCTCTTTGCTGTTGATGGAGATTATAAAGTAACTAAGGTTAGTAGTAAAGGTATTGTAGCTCCAAAATCTGCTAGTGTAGTAGAAGTAGGAACCGAAGGACTTCAACGGGATGAGGTGGTTAATGTAGCTATTTGGCAAGCTCAAGATGGAACATACTTGACTTATGGAACAAGTACAAAGAAGATTTCCCTGCCTGTAGATAATTACTTTAATCCTTATTATGATGATTGTCTTGGAGCTTCTGAGTTATTGAATTTGCAAGCTTTTACTGATCAGGTTAATAATGAGTATCACTTGATTTTGCCAACTATTGAGTTGGTTTATAATACAAAGTTAAATGGTTGGTATCCTCCATTTCAACGTTATTATCCTCTAACTTGTGGTATTGATTTGATAGATCAGTTTGGTCAGCAGAGAACCTTTGGTGGTTGCAATAGTGGTTATGTAATAGAACTTGAAATCGGTATAGAAGATCAAAGAACTCTTACAACTACTGTAGGAATTAATCATTCTATAAAAACAAGAGCATTGATGGCTATATCTGCAGAAGGATTAAGTACTAGATTTACTTTCAGAAAACTGTGGACGGCGGTGAAGGCTATGCCTGCTGGAATAGCTACAATAAAACTTTATTCTAACTTAAGTAATACTGGCGTTGCATATACAACGCCAACAACTATGTCGCTTGCAGAGAGTAATGCAGGAATGGCTGTTCCGATTATAGAAGTATCAATTCCTAATCTTAATGCAATTCAAGTAGGGTTGGAATATATTACTACAAGGTTAACTCCAACGTATGATTCATATATGGAGGTTTGGGAAATAATTTATATCTTAGATACAATAGGAGAAATACTATAATGGCTTATGAAGATTTTGAACTGTTCAGGCCAGCTGGTGGAGCTTATCGCAAAACTCCTGGTGCTTATGAAACTGAATTGAAATCCAGTGCTCTTGGGAAGAGTGCATACCTTGCTGAGATGGATAAGTTCTACTCTGCCCTTGATGAACAAATGAGAGAGTTTGATGTTTCACTCAAATGGGAAAAGGAAAAGTTTGGGAAAACCTTGGGTTTAGAAGAGCGTAAGGTGAGTATAGGCGAAAAGCAATACGGTCAAACGCTTGCTGAAGAGAAGCGGCAGTTTAACGAAACCCTTGGTTTTAGCAAAGGACAATTCTCACAAGCACTTGAGTGGGAAAAAGAGAAGTTTGGCGAAGGCATGGCTTGGGAGAGTGAAAAGTTTTGGGGTGAGTATGCTCTTGCGCAGAAACAGTTCAACAAGGAATATGGATTAAAAGGTGATATTCAAAGTCATCAAGAAGTTATGGATTGGTTAAACTTTGGGGGTAACTTACTTGGATCTGGGATTAACATCTATCAAGATATTCAACAGGATAACTGGTTAAAAGATTTTCTTGGTGGTGGCGGAAATGATAGCTATATAAGCCAGGATACTTTTGATAAGCTTTGGTGGTAGTGATGATTAGTGGTTATGGGTTTGATCATAGTTATGGTAAGGAACCTACAAGATTAAGTCCTGTTGAGCAATCAGCTTTTTCTTCAATCGGAGGAGAGCTTGGTGGTAATCTTGGAGTTCAAGGCTCCGTAGGAACTTCCAACATGGCTGGTAGAGCTTTTGCTTCACAGTTTGGCTCTTCTCTCGTCAAGAATTTAGTAGCCCAAACTGCTCTGGGAACCCTTATGGGTAATCCGTTTATAGGTCTTACTAATATACCAGCCACCTTGGGAAGTTCTATCAAAAGCGGTACTGTAGCTGCGTTGAAAACAGAAACACCTTCTATTACTGGAACATTTGCTAAGGTAGGCCAAAGGTTAATGAAACTGGGTGTGAGCGCTCTGGGGTTAACGTTTGGGCCTCTTGGGGCATTTGCAAGTCTTGGTGTAGGACTTGTAGGAGGGTATCTCGGTGACGTTGTTGGGGATGTTTTTAACTCCAGATCTTATGAAGGTTTGAGAGATGAACTGGAAGATAGATATGGTTCTATTACCGGACGAAGTACCTTTAACAAGATTACACAAGATCCAAATTTCGGTTTCTTCTCTGATCCAGTAAACTACGCGAGTGGTTATTCCCCCTACGATATAGACTACGGAATTGGTAGACCTGTTGGAGGAGAAGGTGGAAGTGGACCTGGTATTGGAGATACTGGCGGTGGAGATTACGGAGGAGTTAGTCGTGGAGACTTCGGCGGAACGGTTGGAGGTTTGTGATGTTTTATGAAAGAAGACCGAGTAGAGTTGGCGAAATGCTGGCTCTTAAGAGATATAAAGATGAACAAGAACAAGGTGCTTTAGCTCAAGATAGGTTCTATGCTCAAGAGGCCAGGATCATGGCTATTCAAACTATGAGTAATCTCATGGATACTTATAAGACTGCTAATAGTCGGTCTATGAGAGAGCATACACGTAAAACAATGAGAAGTGTTGCTGCTCAATTACCTCCTATGCTTGCAGCTTCTCTTCAACCATTTCTCGATCAAACACCTATTAGCCCAATGGCAGAGAAGCTTGCAAATTTTGAAGAATCTTATCCTAAACCAACTCCTTTAGAACCTGGTGCAACTGATCCTAATTATGTAGCGTATAAAATCTTTGAGCAGAAAGATTATGCTGATGCAAAGCTTCGACTTGTTGGAATCACTGTACCCCCAGCTCGGTTCATTGGAATTGGTAATGGGGAGTATGCTCTGAGAGATGAACGTGGAGTAACTAGTCTCGCAGATGCGGAAACTTTAAAACTTGATGAAATAGCTAAGGGTTATGGAACCACGCCTGCAGCTCTCATTCAACAGAACGGGTTGGTGTATAAGGGGAGTAATACTGTTACTGTAGGTGAAGATGTAGTAACTAATAGTTTCTTCCTCGACGTTTTTTCTGAAGGTAAAATACAAGTTAAAACACATCGCCTGGGTCCGCGGCCTGAACGTAAGGGCGGGGAGGGGCTTGATCCTAATGAGAAGTTTTTACAATCATTTGCTATTGCTTTTGCCGCCCTTAAGCTTGATGACAAGTACCAAGATAATTCCGAAGCTGGGAAACTTGCTCGTGTAGCTCATCAACTTCATGAAGAGGGTAGTGATTGGCAGACCGCCCTCAAAGAAACGATCGGACAAGATCCTCGGTTTGCTAACCACAACGTGGTCTTTGTACCTAAAAAGAAAATGCGGTCGATAGTCAACCCCTACCGCTGGTTCGGTAATGCTTATACCTTTGACAACGAAGATGGTCAGGTAAGAATTTTCAAAGGGGTTCCTATTGCTCAAACCCTTAGTGATGGTACACCTATTCCTCTTTACCTCGAAGAACGTAAAGATGGTGTTGTTGCAAGGACAGAAATGGGAACCATAATTGCTAACCAAGATGGCAAACCAATCTATTATGGAGAAGAGCTTATTCAAATGCTCGAAGATCGTTTTGTCAAGAAGGAAGAGTCACAAGCTCCGGAAGAGCCAAAGGTAGATGTGAGTACTTGGGACGTTGTACGATCACCTCAAGGACAGTGGCTAAGACGACAACCAGATGGTAGTGTTCTTCCTATGTCTCGTGAGGAAGTTCTAATCTACCAACGAAATACACCAAGTTCACTTAATATCCTTGAAAACTTTTACAAAAATCTTCCGAAAGCTGGTTCACACCCACTTCATTATACTAACGAGCCTAAATAGGTTAACACATGCCCTACAATCCATTAGATGATATTACTCCAGGTAGTACAATAGAAGAAAAACCCTTTGACGCTTTCTCTGAGGTCAAACCGTTATCCTCAACCCCTTCAGCCCGTGAAGCGATTCTGCCGTTTGGTAAAGAAAGAGAGGTAATGGAAGATGCTCCTTGGGTGTATGATGTTATTAAGGTTGGACTTGGATTCGTACCAGGAGCACGATATGCTTTGCCGAGTGAGAGGGAAAAGTTCAATGCTCTGAGTCCAGAGGAGAAAGTTCAAGCAGTAGGAGTTGAAGCCCTTGGAGCTGCACTTTGGGCAGGGACTTCTATGACCGCAATTAAGGCAGGGCAGAAGGCTGCCAAGTGGGCTTTTGGACAAAAGGCGGTTAAAAAGATTCTTCCGATAGAAGATGCGGTAAGGGGAATAGGAGAATTGGCTCCGGAACTCAAGTGGAGTCCGTTTAACTATGCGGAAAGGTTGAATAAGAAACTTAAAAGTATGGGATTTGCTAAGGAAGAAGCAGATGCAGTTTCAAGAGTTATGTTAGGAGAGTCTGAAGACTTATTAAAAAATGCCTATATTTCAAGGAAATACCTCGGCAAGGATCCTACAGGAGCTTTTAAGGAAGCAACTCGTTGGGTTAAGGGTCAGGAGTACGTGGGTCCTTGGAGGGGACCACAACTTAAGTTGGCATTGTCCAGAGATACTTTGCACAAATTGTCAAGTGAAACATTGCAGAGCAAACACTATCAAAAGCTTTTTAGAACAGCGTTGGGTAAAGAGGTTTATGGAGGAAAGTATCCAGTTGAATACGCAGAGGTGGCTCTTAAGGCAGGTGCAAAGAAGTTTATCGGAGAAGATCTTGGGAAAGCGATGACTTTTGATCAGGCTACTCCGGAGCTGGTTACGAACGTGGTCTTGGATATGCTTAGAGATAAAAGGGCAGTTTGGAATCTCACTGCTATTGGAAGAGGAAGAGTGTTTCCGGTAAATTTTACTCCGTCGAGGGTAATTTTTGGAACTGGAGAGGAGACTCTTGGGACTTATCAGAATATTTACAAGCCAGGAAAGGCAGCCATCGGGGAGGCGAATAGTTATACTTTTGATAGGGTTTTGTTATGGCAAAAGAAGTTGGAAGAGTTGCAACTTGGAAAGGTAAAGTTTGATAAGTTTGGTGGCTTTTCTTTTTCAGCTAACTTTGGAGCAGCAGATCAAAAAGCTGCCTATGATGTTTTGTTGAAAACAGATGAGATTATGCGGCCTGTTTACAGGGGTGCTACTGAAGAAGTAATGTTGGAAAAGGCGGCTGAGGTTACCAGACTGGTTAATACATTGCCGAAAGGAGGGGCGAGTAGGCTACTTGTAGAGGCGTGGAATCAATATTCTGACGTTCTTTATGGAGAATTTGTTTCTCACAAGCTAAGACAAGTTTTTGTAAACAAGGGATTGACTGCTTGGGGACACAACTCGTTGGATTATATGCTTAGGGAACTGAATCCCAAAGTGGCTAATCTGTTTGCGACAAGTGCAGGGAAGTCACATGCAGATAAGGTTTTGGGGCTTAAAGAAATCTTGTCTGCAGCTAGGAAAAGATTGGTTTCAACAGGAGATGCTCATCCTTGGTTTACTGCCAGTGGGGATACGCTGAAAAGACAGCTTAGTAAACTTGAAAAAGAGTTAACTTTAGGAGGAGCTAACAGTAGGGGAACTTTTTTACCTTATCTAGAAAACTACACAGCCCGACTTGCTGAACGTGGAGCACAATATGCACAGGAATGGAAAACCTCTTTAATGAGAGGACCACAAGCTTTCTTTACCAAGGCGAAGAAGATTGAACCTAAGAGAGGTGCCCCTGTTGACTTTGCAACAATGATTGAGGCTAGGTTGAGAGCACAGGGAAAGGAGATGTTTGTTTACCCTGTAATGGATGATATTGTTAAGTATGCAGAAAAGCTTCCGCCTGCTTGGAGAGAATATACAGAGCACTGGATGGCTCGGATTTTACACATGCCTTCTACGACGGATTATAAGGTGGCAGAATGGTTAACCAAAGGAATAGGTGGGATTGAAAAGAGACTCGGTGGGACGGGGATTTGGGATGCGGATAGGGTAATGCAGCTCGGGCAGACCGTTAACGATTTTACTTACATGGGTGCTCTTGGGTTTAAGCCTTTTAGTGCAGTAAGGAACTTGTTTCAACCACTCTTAACCGTACCAGCAGATCTTGGAGGGTTAAAAGGGCTTGGGCATCTTGTTGCTGGAGCAAAGAAAGCAATGAATCCTAAGACAAGGGAGTATATAAGAAGCCTTGGAGCTATTACTGATTATGCTCCCGAAGCAGCTATAACTCCGCACGCACTCCCGGGGATGAAAGAGATTGGAGGTTTTGCCTTACCAAGCACTGATAGAGTTAGAGACTTTGCCATGTGGATGTTTAGAGGAAGTGATAGATGGAATAGGTATGTCTCTGGCGGAGCTGCGATGAATAAGTGGGAAACTGCTCTTGGTAAGATGGGTAAGACTACTCTTGATAGTCCAGAAGAGATAAAGCGGTTTATCGGCCTCCTCGGGTTGAAGAAAAGAAATCCTTGGGTGGCAACGGAGATTGAGGATAATTTAAGAAAAAGTCTTTTGGAAGATAATTTAAGAAGAGGTCTCTTGGATGAAGCTAAGAAAATTTGGGTCTCTGATGTTATTGCAGATACACAGTACTTGTACGGGGCTGCAGATGCTCCGATAGTTACTGGTAAGGCTGGGATAATTGGCAAGACTGGAATGATCTTTCAAACTTGGTGGATGAACTACGGAACGCTGATTGAAAAGTGGATGCGGACTGGGGAAGTACCGGCGGATAAGATCGGGGTTACGATTACAGGAATGTTCTCGGCAGCTATTGCGGAACAGGCGATGGAACAGGTTTGGGATAGAAAGAGGGCAATGAAAAGTGTTGGTCTCGGGGTTTTTCCAAGCACTGTAGATCAGTATATGATTCCTCCGAGTTGGACACCAATCTACCATGCTGTTGGGGCGTTGTTGAGTGTTCAAGAGCCTGAAAAAGCTGTAGGCCGCCTGAAGCAAATTTTGGACAGTGGGGCTATCCTTGTTCCAGGCGGTCTACAAATGAAACAAATGTGGAGAGGAGCAGAGGAAGAGGGGTTTAAGGGTTTTTCCAAGAGTATTCTTGGGATAAAACCAGGGTCTTAGTTTTCGTCCTTGAGGTACAAATAAACAGATAAAAGTAAAAGGGCTACGAATAATGAGTAAGTTAAAAACTTTATCCAGTGCGTGTTTAGATCTCCGACCATAATGGGTTATAATTATTACATTCTAAGATACCACATTTTGCTTGTCCCCTATGTGGCACACAAGCCTTGTCACAATCTATAAACAGCTTACCATATTCCATCCACACTTTTTGGTGCTTACATATACCACACAAGTGATATTGTTCTTTATCGAGAATCATTGTTTACCTCCTGTTATATCTATATCTATTTCTTCTTTATCATAATGCGTTATAGATACGTCTATTTCTAAAAGTTCGTCACCTGAATTAGTGAATAACCCAATCTTGAATCCTTTCGAGATATCAAGTCCCATTTCAGGTTCCTTATTTCGGTATAAAATAACTTTCATTGTTTGCCTCCTTTTAAATCTCCTGCAATGATAAGATACATTCCCATCCTTCGGCTTTGACAAAATCCCAGATATCGTCTGGGTCTGTTGCGTCGGCTGGTAGGTAAGAGCAGGCTATACCTGCTTTCTTATACGCGTATGCAGTTACCCAAGAACAAATGGGATAGTTATCTGAACCGAATATTTTCCTAAAGAAATAGATTCCTCCACATAGGCGGTCTAATGCGTGGCCAACTATCTCTTGAGTTCCGTATTTCTTACCAACGTAGTGAAAAGCGTGAGTGGCTATTATCTCCCTCGTCCGGTCAAATAAATACGGATTTCTCCAAATAGAAACCTTTCTCCCATCAGCATGATAATGTTTATAAAGCTCGTGATGTCGAACTCTGGATCTAGCTTCAACTATCTGAGCTAATGGAAGAGGTCTCTGGCATAGGTACGGACAAAGCCTACCCATGTCTGTAACAATAAAAGAATGGTTTACCTTTGTTGCTTTTTCTCCTGGAGAAGTTTCGAATACCCTTATCGTATCGCCTATAAAACTTGATGATCTGGTTAAACCAACATCTGCTGGTAGTAATAATGGATTTGGTCTCATCTCGTTCTTGCCTCCTTTTTAAATATTAAGTGTGTAGTCAACTATAATAAAATCTTCTATTACAATTGAACTTTTTTCAGGTTTATTCATATCGAATCTTTTGATCATATTATACAACAAAGATTTTCTTGCGGCTTTCTCATCTGGGAATATTGTGTTACTAATTATGTCATAACTATTACACTTTATTTTCCAGCTATATCCATATATTGTATAACCTGTTTGAAGAAGCATTCTAACAACATACAACTTTTTAAATTTCATCTTCTTGCCTCCTTTTGTGGTGGTGTCCAAACGATTTGGCTTAACCAAGGATTCTTGTTGCCAATTAACTTTGCCAACCCCATCACCTGAATCGTTTGGATAATTTCTTCTAACTCGGTTTTTGTTGTGTTTCTAAAATTTAACTTCATCAGTTCTTGGAAGGTAATACTTCCCGCGAGCTTGATTTGACTTATAACCTTACCAACGTCCACAGCTTGTTTAGATCGACCGTGGTCACTCAAAGCATCTCCTGCTGTATTGAGAACACTTTCGGCCAGCCTAATAGCTCCAGTAATATCTTCACAGGTTAGTATCAAATCATCAGAATAAGCAACTCGTAGGCACATAGCAACTTTTATAGTTATCACATGGAGCCTTTCGAACATGGAATGGATTCTCTCGTCTTTAGTTGCTTTCCTTTTTGGCTCTATGGTCATGTACCAATCAGAGAATAACTTTTCCGCCCCATCTCCCCAAACAAATTCTCCAATCAGTTGGGTGGATATGTGGGTTAAGTCAAGTTTGAGACTCTTGTAAATTTCACTATCCGGTGGAGGCGGAATAGGAACGTATTTGTATTTTTCTAATCCACTCACTAACACAAACCTACTGGTAAAGCCTCCTCCGATTGCTTCTTCAGGAAGGTTTGTAGCCATCCAGCTTGGTGTTGTGGCAAAGAAGCAATTTGTACACAAACCGTAGAGTTTATCCTTTCCCTCTCCACTCGTTTGATACTCCCAGATATCATGGCAATCGTAGATTTCTGTTAAAATTTCCACCATAGCCTTGGTATCTGTGGCCAAGAAACTCGAAAGTTCTTTACTCGGAAGTGTGATTGAACAATGTACTCTCGGTTTACCTTGATACATAAAGGCGTTGTTTTTACCCAGACTATCTAAAGCTTTTGTCAGAGCTCTTTTTGTAGGTGAGTCAACATAAACGTTTGCCCCTATTTCTGTAAGCATCTTTTTAACAAAGGCTACCGGAGCACCCTTACGGCACCTGCCCGGCGGAGCTACAATCAATACGTAGAGATTAGGAAAGATAGGTTCAAACCCAAATGGAAGCCAGACTTTTCGTTGCAATGCTCCAGCTATAGTGCTTAAACCTGCCCACATCCAGAACTGCCGGGGACTTTCGCTTTCCTCTACATATTCCTGTAACCCCTTGAGCCAATTTGGTAATTGTCTTTTGTAGCTCATAAAACCCTCAAGCGGTTCATGGTATGTAACGGTTTAGGGCTTACGTGTATCTTCCCAGGTGCGAAAGTGCCAAAGGATGCAGGTGTGGATGGAGCATCTTTGGATAAATCCAGTGAATATACACCAGTCAAGGTCTTCACAAGAAGGTGAAGAGTTTTTACAACGTTCCCACTTTTGTTCTTCTGTTTCCTCAAAAGGTTTCATTTTATTTCCTTCATTTCTCCCCAGGACGGGCCTCTTTTTCCATCGCTACCGATGATAAGTTTGCCTATGGGAAATTCTATTGGGGTTTCGAGTAGTTCTTCTACATCAGCATGGGCTTTGGCCATATCGTTAGGGTGGCACTGCCAAACAATCTCGTCGTGAACGTTGAGTAAAATGTCGAGGTAGTCGAGGCGGTCGAAGATTCGTTGGGTGCCTACCTGGAGGATTTCGCCAATGGTGGACTGAGGGCGGAAAGCGTAACCAGCTTTGTAGAGGGTATCGTTGAGGCGGCCCAAGAATTCTCGTTTGCGAGCAAAAGGTTCGGGGGTAATGAGAGTACGGGTAGTGTTGAGTTGTTCTCTGATTCGTCGGTGCCAAGCTAAAAGGTGTGGGGAGTTTGCTCTGCTTATTTCCATTATTTTCTTGCACTGGGCGGCCGAGTAATAGAATCCATTGACAAGGAAGATGTTTTGGAGAATAATCGGTCCCATGTCGTAGTTACCAGCATGGCGGATTATCTTACCGCATTTTCGGAGGTCTTTCATTTTTAGGAGCTGTTTGGAAATTGGATCTCTGTAGTCTACTTCTGGGAGGTATTTTGATCCGAGAGGAATGTTGAAAAGTTCGCAAGCTTTTTTCCAATGGGTATCTGTACCGTTTTTGAAATCTTCGATTGCGCCAAGGTTTTCGGAATCCCAATCTACAAACTGAGCTTCTGCTTGGATTAAATCCCGAGCTCCCATTTCCAATCCTTCGTCTGGGATGAAGAAAGAACGAACTCTTCTTGGAATGTTCTGGAGATTTCGACCGTCTCCAAACGGGCCTTCGGAACTGTTGAGCCGCCAAGTTGATACCCAACCATAGCTTGTGTGAACTCGACCGTCTGAACCTATGGTTATGTTGGTGAAGTCTTGGATGAGTTTAGTGTATTCTTGATACTCTGCAAGCTTTTTGAGAATAGAGTTGTTCGGAAATTGCCTTGTGAGGCGAGCAATTGCAGACGCGTCTGTGGTTGGTTTCTTGGTCTTGGGGTGTGTGATTATAGGAAGACCGAGGTATCCATAGAGGAGACGAGCTTTCTGACTCGAAGAGTTTAGGTTTATCTCTTTGCCAATTTCTGCTTCGATTGCTCTCTTTGCATCGGTAGAAAGTTGAGTGTATTCTTGGTTGAGTTCGTCTAATTTTTTCTTATCAACACGAACACCCTTTGTTATCATGGCTATTATGGAGGGCGAAACGTGCATTTGGCGGAGATAGCCGAGCCAGGTATGGTGTTCCTTTGCTTCTCTGGTTATTACGGGAAGAACTTCTCTGGTGACACAGCAGTCTTTAGCATTGTATGCTGCTTCTGCTTCGTCAGATCGTCGGTTGCCAAGGTGGACTTTTGATTCGTCTTTGTAGTAAGGTTCCCAGGTGTAAATGGAAGCTAATAGCTGTAAGCTCTTTCGGAGGTAGGGATAGGTAGCTTGGTGAACCCACATTGTATCTTCGAGGGTTCTGTCTGCGAGACGAAGGCCGTAATAACGACCGAGAATGGGAAGGTCGTACTGAATTCCACCTTGAAAGATCTTTTTGAGGTTGGGGTTGAGAAATACCTCAGAGATGAGTTTCCATAAATGGGCCTCTTCGTGAAGAGGGTAGTTGAATCGTTGGTTTCGAAGAATGTGGATGGAAAAACCTTCGCCTGGGGATTCTGCAAAGCCTATTTTCCAAACTATGGGACCGGTTGCGGAGGGTAAGGTTTCAATATCCACGGCGACTGATCCGGTTGCTTTGGTTAAGGTGGTGAGACGAGAACAAAGTTCAGAATAGGAAAGCTCAGTGTAGAAAGTTCTGTTGGGGTAAAGGAGTTCTGGTGTTTCACTCTGTTGTAAGACTCTTTGGAGGTCTAAAAGGTAAAGGGGTAAGGCGTTTTGGGAGTCTTTTTTCTTTTCGCCGCCGAGGTATCGCTCTTCTTTTTCGTTGATCAGGCGGTTTACGTAAGAAGGGTGGTACATGATGTAAACTTTGTAACCAGGAGAGAGGGTACAAGGTACTACACTTCCTCGCCACTTGTTTATACGGGACTTGCCGGTGAGAAAGCGCATAGCGTGACGGCCCAGGCTTACCAGGATATTCGGAGGTGAACCGTTGGTGCGGAGAGATTCGAGCCACATTCGTAGGGCTTCTACGTGTTCTTCTCCTTCCCAGGTAAGCTTGGTACATTTTGAATCTTGGAAGAAGTAACCAGCGTTGTTCTTGGGCGGTCGTTGGTTAAAAAGGTTGGTGTGAAGAGTCTCTGAACGGACTATTCCCACTTGGGAGAGGCAACGATCGTGGAACTGACCAGCAGGGCCTTGGAAGGGTAGACCACAGCGGTCTTCGACTTCGCCTGGGGCTTCTCCAATGAAACAAATAGTTGCTCCGATGGGGCCATGAGGAGGGACTATTCGAGTGGTTAGTCTATTTGTGTTTGTTCCGGGCATCGTCGATCTCCTTTCGAGTTCTTCGCGGAAGTTTGGAAATTTTCAGACCTTTTTGGTAAATATTTTTCGGTCATTTCTCACTCCCACATATGTTTAAAATTCGCGTACCCTATAGCCATCGACCACCTGCGGTTGTAGTACTCGAAAACCCACCGCTTGTTAAAATCGTTATACCATCTGTAAGTTTCCATTACCAAATCACCGTGATTCTTAAATTTTTTAAGTATTTCTTCTTTGTCATACTTTTTGTCACAGCTTGTCATAGATATATCAACTAACAAAGACCATGGAATATTCCGTTCTTTCATTGTTTTTTCCTCCATTCAAGCATCTCGTCTTGTTTATCTGGATTATTATTCCAGAAGTAAGTCCAGGCTTTTGTACCTGGGGTGAGGGTTTTGTAATCTACCGCTCCGATGACTTCGATGGCTTGTTCGGGGGAGAGTTCGGTTTCATCTGGAGCTTGGATGATTGAATCATAACCTTCGTGGAGATTGAATATTTGGAGATTTCTAAAAGCTTCGTGTTGTTCGATCATTAGCCAGTCAAGGGGTTTAGATCTACAAATGCTTTCACAAGCCACACCTAACATTCCTGACCCGGCCATCGGGTCGAGGATTTTATCTCCCGGTAATGAATGGTCGAGAAGGATTTGACGGTAAATTCCTGGGTGTTTAGCCGCTGGGTGGTCTTTCTTGATGCGAGAGGTTGGGGCACTTGTTTCGATGTAGTCTGGAGCGCCTCTTAAGACCAAGGATTTCTTACCTTTATAAGCGTAGGCTATGGGCTCGTAAGATCGACCGCGCCAGGTTTCTGGATTACGTGTTCGATGAGCTCCTCTTTTGTGCCAGATAAGAGGCATCCAATTTGTTTCAAAACCTGCTCTTTCGAGGGACTGGTAGGCAAAACCGTGGTCAACTATTCCGAAGAACATGTAGATAACGGAGTTAGGACTCATTACCGAGTAAAGCATTTCTAACCATTGAGGTAGCTTGGTTAAAAATTGTTCTTGAGAATCGTCAAATTTTGTTTGACTTGCTGGGGATTGGGTGGAATAATCCTGTCCCCAGGGAGGGTCAAAGAATACCATGTCAAAGTTGTCTTTAGGTAAGTTGGGGTAATAATCCTCGAAGGATGAGCAAATACACTTCTTGTCGAAGAAGACCAACTGGGCGAGCTTGAGTTGTTCGAGAGAAGGTTCCGCTTTTGCCTCTTGCTTTGGCCTTTTCTCTCCCTCTTGACCGGGAGAAAACTCGTGTTCCTGAACAGCTGTTTCATATCGTTCTTGGAGAGAAGCGCTTAAGCTACTTAAGAGAGGGTTATCCGAACTGGCTAAAGCTTCTTCCAACTGTTCTTTTCGGTTTAGTTGAGTCTTTATTCGTTGAACAATCTTCTTTGCATCTGTTTTGTTCCGGGCACTTGATATTTCTGGTATCTGCTCGGCCCACTGGGCCAACTCCACATCTTCATTGAGTGTGGAGATGGCCTGGCCGAGTTTGGCGGCAGTATGAGCTATTCCCCAACCGCCTCGCTGGCCAGAAACTGCCGCTCCGTGCTGGCTTTGCATGTAAGAGTGGAGGTTGGCTTTGGCTTGGACCTCTTCTTGCCAGGTGTAAGCCCGGCGGTGGAGGTTCTCGGTAATTTCGATGATCTTGAGCTTTCCCTCGTCGAAAGGTTCGAGAACGTAGGAATAGTCAACTCCAAGGGTTTGACAAGCTCGTAACCTTCTTTCACCAGCGACCAGCCGAAGATCGCCTTCTGGAGTGAGCATGCACACCCCAGGAGTGTGTTGGCCAGTTTGCTGGATTGAAGCTACGAGTTCTTCCATTCCTTTTCTCTCGAACTCTTGTCGAATCCTCGTTCCGCAGCTTACCTTCTCGGGATTGATTTTGTAAACTTTGTCGTATTTAGGATTCTCCATTGGCCCTCCTCTTGGCAAATTCTTTCAACGCTTCTACGGATAACCCGTAGGATTCGATTAAAGCTAACTGTTGTTTGAGAGAAAGTTCTTTCTTCTTCTCCCTGGTTGCTTTTGTTGTTTTCTTGAAAGAAGTCGACGTTCCTTGGGTGAAAGCTAGAAGGGCATCTTGAACTCTTCTTCTTTCACCCTGGAGCTTTTCAAGCCATTCTTCTGGGGTTAGTTCACTTGGGGCTTTGCCGATTATCCGGATGAGATTTTTCATGGGTCTCTCCTCTAACATTTTCCTATAGTTTTTGGAATATAAAAAGCTCCTTTGAAAGGGGCAATCTCTCTTCCCTTAAACTTTTTTGTAATTTCAGTAGCAACAGCTTTGTTCATGCTACTGATAATCTCTTTCTTGATACTTGTACCAAACTTTCTCAAACAATAGTTGTTCCAAGGTATCGTTCCTTTTCTTTTCATCTTACTCTCCTTCCTCGTAAGCGTCGAAGATTTCTCTGTTGAAATCTTTTTTCTTCTCCGCTTTTGTTATGGCAAGGGTTATTTGGTCGATTAAAAACCTTCTTCGTTCACCGAGTCCAGGGAATAGGCGGTAAAAGGCCTCGAATAAATCCTTGGACATGGAGAATTTGTAATTTCTATCCATCTGGACTCCTTTTTAATTGCCCCAGTGTAGTGGATACCACTGGGGCTTGTTTGTGGTTTGGCTGCATGGCGGTTACGGATACCTAAACATCGGGGTAGTGAGCTTATCAGTTATCGTCCCCATATTGATGTAAGGGTGGGTGCCGGCCATACCCGCGCTCTCTTCCACTTTCGCTTACATGCAGCCGGGTGCTGTTATCATCTCATTCATCGTCAAAAACCCCTTGTTTAAATGATGTGCACAATCTTTCCATTCCATTCCGCATTTTCTTTAGCAAGGCGCTTATTGATTTTACGCAATCTTTCCCCACATTTTTTGACGAAATCAAGCCTCCTGTTGAAGTCGTCCTCTTTGTAACGCGCACCAGTGCAAAATACATATGGTGAGTAGCTACAGTGATAATTTTCCTCTTTTTTATAATAAGTTCTTCCTACAAGCTCACTTCCTGACTTATAAACACACGGTTCGTTATCCGTGTATTCCTTTGGTAAATCTTCTTCCCACAGAGCCTCAAATGCTATTACTTTATAATACCTACAGCCTCTCACTACTATCTTTTCTGCTTCAACTTTGATCGACATATCATCCTCCCTTGTGTTGCCCCCGGTGCTATTATTCACCGGGGGAGATTCCTACCGGGCAATCGGTCTCGGGAGCTGCCACGGATCGAGCTCGTTGAACTTCTCTTCCGTGGGCTGGCCCATAGCGTCAAGTACTACCTTCTGGGTGATGTAGTAAAGTGCTCGATCTCCAACAGAGAACTCTACTGTAATCTCCCTCCCTGAAGCCAACATTGCTTTAGCTTCGTTTGCGGAAATCCCCTGGAAGGCTGCCGATTCCAGCCGAATATTCATCTCTTTCCAATCAGTGTAACACTGACCGTTCTTGGTGAACTTGTTAGCGTCGGAAGGATTTGCCATGGAGAGCCATTTTGTGAAACTTCTCCCGTGGAACTGGGGGTCTACGCAGGCCAATCTCAAAACAATGTTAAAACCTGCTCCGTCAGCTTCTCCTCCAAGTTCGGTGAGCTTCTTGTTCGGCTCAACCTGGGGTTCTTCTGTGATCTCCATTTCGTACCAATCTGCATCGAGTACCACCGCAGACTGAAGTTCACTTGCCGCCTTTGTCATCTGGAAAACTGCCATTTTTGTTTCTCCTTTGTTGTTTGTTGTTTGGTTCTCGATTGGTTCATTATGTGTAACGGTTTAGGGATTTGTGTTTACCTCCTTTCTTTATAAGGATTAATAATAACTCTATCCCAGTGCTTAAGTGTACTTTCGAGCATTGAGACAATAGTTTCAATGGTACGAAGTTCACGCTCGATGAAAATATCCGAATGCTTTTGCCTTTCAAAAAATCTTAACGAGGCGGTGAACCAACCTTTTGTGAGGTTTCTCTTCTGGTGGAATTTCATTTGAACCTCCTTTTTAATAAATCTGCAAAGCCCACAGGGGGGTTGGAGAAGTTGACTTCTATCGGGTCGGTCCAGTAGAGAGATTGTGTGTTCATTGCACTACCGAAGAAGTCCATTTGGTCGTCTCCGGAAGTTTGCCAAAAGAACCTCGGCGGTTCTTTGTCCTTTGTGGAGCTTAAACGGTAACAGTTGTAAACTTCGTTGAACCAAGAGGAAAGGGCAGTACGGTTCTTGCCGGTCATCTTGGGGTAAAATTTGTGAGTTCCCATCTTCTTGTTCTCGTAAAGGTCTACGTGACCGGTGTAGATTACGGAACAAGGAAGAGCAATGGTGCTGAAGATATAGCTTGAAAGCATGGTCATCTGGGGGAGGTAATGGTGTTCTGCGGGAGCACCTCCCAATCCAAGCTTGGGGTTGAGGAGTAGAGAATAGTTCATTGCATAACGGTCTAAAGAGCTTAAACCATCGAAGATGACCGCGGAGTAAGGGAATGGTTTCTGGCTCTTTTGGGAGTCGAAGGCAAGACGAACTAACTCGTCCTTGATCTTCCCTGCTCTGATCCAGGCGGTTGGACTCCGAGGATTGGGTTCGTAGCATTCGATGATCTCTACGTCTTGGAAGCCAGCTACGCTTTCCTTCCTCTGATCGAAGTCGATTAATAACTTGCGTCCAGGGATTGTGATTGAGGAAACAGTTTTGCCACTTTTACTCGGACCGAGGAGCAAAGCTTTGATTTGGTAATTCTCGAGAGTCATTGTGGACGCTGGTTTAGCTTCTTCGAGAATCATGATTTACCTCCCGTTTGATGTCTTCCAAGCCGTTTTTGGCTGTGCACATGTCACCAAATAGAATAACAAGATTGCCTACGTAACTGTGGGCTACCATGACTGGAATGATAATTCTTCCTTTGCGGTCAATGGAAGCCTCCTCTATTAAACACCGTCGGATAAGTCCTTTTGTTACTCTGCGTGCCATAATTCTTCCCTCCTTTCTATGATAAATTCAATTCCTTCTGGGAGTTTATCCTCGTCGAGACGGTAGATTCCCACTTCCTTATCATCTTCCCACGTCCAGGTTGTAAACGTGTAGTGGATATGGTGGAACTTACCGTCGGTGAGTTCAAGGAAGAAACAAAGCCTTGGCCAAATTTCTTCTCTCGTTATCACCTTTTGGAGAACAATCTTACCGTCCTTGGAACGTGTTGTTGATGCTTTGATTATTCCGGGAGTTTTCATGAGTGTCTCCTTTTTCAAAGAACGATTGTTGGTGGTTGAGGAGAAAGGTAAACATTGTGAGTCTCATAGCCGAGTTTTTTCATATATCTTCTCCCAGAAATGACAGCCTTTTGAAAGGTTTCGTAGTTCCGGGAAGATACTACAGTAATTGTGTTGTTTGAGAATAACCAACGATAATGTGGATAGTCAGTTGCTGGAACTACTCTGATTTCGAGAATCATTTTCCACCTCCTATTTTCCACAGGAAATCCTTGGCAATTTCTCTCATTTCATCTTGGTATTCTGGATGAAGATGGAAGATCGCTACGGCTTTTCTTTCCTCTTCTTGTCCCAAGGGCCATTCTTGGCCTGTGTTGTCCGCATAGTGGAACGAAGCCCAATCTCCGTGAAATTTGAAATTTTTGAGAACTTCTTCTTTTTCCATTACTTATCTCCTTTTCATCTTGATACCACCAATCCGGTTAGGACGGTGATAGAAATGCTTAACCGGTTCACGGTGTGTAGTGATTGAGGTTGGGATATCCCGTTCTTCGGAACCAGAACGGAACCAGGGTTCGAATCTTTCCTTTCTAATCGTGATGTTTGGGTAGTTTAAGGGGTTGATTTTATTGAGATCTAACCCCGAAGCACAAAGGTTTTTGAACAGGCACGGAGAACGGCCTATTCCACCGACACAGTTTATAGGGTTGGTGGTTTGGGGAAAGTGACCGCTTGCGTAAACTTGTTCCATGGAAAGGATAAAGTGGAGCCAGTCTTTCTCGAAACGTTGGTATTCTTGGGGAGTACGGGTTTCGATTAGCCGGGCGAACTGGGGACTCTTTCCAGTTTTGGTTGGAGGTTTCTTGGTTATTACGTTTATGAGAGTTCCTGCGTGCTCTGGGCCGTGGATCTTGTGACCGTACCAAGAATAGCCGGTTATTTGGCTGCTATAACGGTAGGTGGCCAAGAAGTAATCAGAAAGATACATTCCAGTGGTTTTGTTTTCGAGCTCGAGGTACCCGTAAGGAGACCATCGGATGTAACCATCGAGGGCACCGGCAAGGGAGTATTTTATACGGAGCTCGAAAGGGTAAATCCAACCGAGTTCGGGGGTTATAACTTCCCAAGGTTCGGTGGGGTAGTTGGAAACGTAATCGGAGAACTTGTTTTTTAAGTTCTGGAAATTGTTAATAGGATCAGGAGGGAACTCTGGTAGAGGAGGATTGTCGGAAAAGGTGGTATGGGCTACTTCGAGCGCACGGGTGGTACGGTCTTGAGGAGGGAGGGAAGAATATTCTGGAGAGTACCAGATGTTGAGAGCATTGCCCCAAGCAGAGCCGAAAGTGAAATACTGGGGTTTTGAGGAATAGGTATACCCACGGCGCTCGAATGAATGCTTGAGCCAGCAGTCGCATGCAGTAACTCGCATGGAATTGTCAAGGATTGTGGGTGGGCCAAGGTCGAGAATTTGTTCGAGAGTTTTAGGATACATTGGGAGCCTCTCTTTCGGGGTTAGGTTTTTGTTAATGCTTCATTAAGGACTTTTGGACACACAAAACTCGGCCAGTTTTTTATTGCCGCTTCGTTGAGGCAAAGGTGGTAAAAAGGGCAAAAGAGGTGCCTGAACTCGGCGGCGTATTTGGTTGACTCCCAACGAACTGGGAAGCACGGTCTGTTTACTGGTTGATTTGTGTCCATTTTTCGAGAGCCTCTCTGCTCTCTTCTTCGGTTAAGTCTTGTGCTTGAACTGCACAGGATAAGATACGTTTGGCCATCTCAAAGGATTGGCCAATGAGATGAGTGGCTGCAAAATCTTCTCCTCGGGAAGACGCATCTCGGATTTTGAAAAGAACATTGTCGAGACGAGTGATGAGGAACTCGGTTGAGGAGATTGTTTTTATACGGTAGTAGTTTTTAGTAGAACTTAAGTGGAAGTAAGAATAGAGAGTGGAACGAAGACGAGAGAGAGCTGTTGCTGTTTCACAAGAACAGACAATGGACTTCCCTGGGGAAAGTTGAGCGAGCTTGTCGATTATCGGAGAGATGAGGTCGAACTGATCTTTTTTGAGGGTTCTGGGATAAGGCACTTTGGACCTCCTTTCTTGGGTATTACCACTTCTCTTCTTTGAGGGTTATGAGGTTGAATAAGATTGTGGCCCAGTTCGGGCCGAGAGTTGTTTTGGCAGTCTCTACCGCCTCTTGACCAAATTCTGCGTAGATTACGTTTTCAATGTCACGGGAAGAGAACTTGGTTTCCTTTACCTTCTTGGCTTCGCTGGCCTTTTTAGCCAAGATTTCCTGGGCCTGGTGGTCATGAATTTTGGCCTGAAGTTCGTTGAAATAAGATTGTTTTCGGTGGATAATGAGACGGAGTCTCATCTCGTCGTCTCGGAGTTTTGCGAGTTCGGTGGCCATGATCTTTCGCTGTTCAAGGAGATCAGTGTAATCCATTGTTGCCTCCTTTTTGTTCGAGAGGAGTGGACCCAACATACTCCAAGATCTGGAGCAAAATGAGAGGGTTTTTCATAAAAACCTCTCCGAGGGCTGCAACTACCTTTGGATTTTGGCCGATCATGCAACCTTCTGCTTTCCGAAACTCCGGCTCATCCTTTACCGAGGAGCCGAGGATTAGAATTAGGGTGTCCGGCGCTGGGTCGCGATCCAGTTGAACGAGAGCCTGTTCAAGGGATTCTTTGATCTCTTTTGTGGGATCAGAGATCTGTGTTTCTTCGTAGTCTTTGTTCATGGGAGCCTCCTGTTTGGGGTTATTGGTGATTATGGGGGTAATGGTACACCATATTAATATTGGTGTCAACGGTTTTTGTTTCTCGCCGGGGAAATAAATTTGAGGAAAGGGTAATCCCTCAATCGGTACACGCCATGAACCGATTGAGGGATTGGTTAATACCGCAGGGAGTTTAGGAAAGCTAAACTTTCTTTGAGTCCTAAACCTTTGGTAAGGTATATATACTTTACCGCCTCTGTGGTGGAAATTTTGTATCTCTTGTGAACTTCTACAAGGAAAGGGTCTTGGTAGAACTCTTTCTTCTGTCTCTTTCTTTGGGTATAGAACTTTTTGGCTTCTGTGTCCCAGATACGGAAAACAAGTTTGTCGTTGGTAGTGATGGTGTGAGACGGTCCTCTCGCTTTCATCTCTTTTCCTTTTTGGTTAAGAAAGTTTAATGATTTTTCCCTCTTTTAAGAAGGCCTTTGCGTACCAACTGTGGGGAGAGGGAAAGTGCGGTCCTTCTAAAAAGGCAACTCCGTTCTCGATGAGCTGCTCTCCAAAAGGAGTCTGCTCTTTTACGATTAGGGAATCACCTCTTTTGACTGCTTCTTTTAGAGATTTTTTTGTTTTGAAATTGGGATAGACGTAGGCGCTCATGGGAGTCTCCTTTTTGAACTGGGGGGGGTTGTTTAAAAAGATAAGAAAAAAAGAAACCCTCAACCGTTACATACCACGAAACGGTTGAGGGTTTTCCGGCATTATCTTTCTGTTGCTTTGGTTACTTCGGTGATAAAATTTCGTTGATCTTCATCAAGGGCGGACAAAACATCTTTGTTGACTTTGAAAGCCGGTTTTAACCATCCGTTACGAATCCATTTGAGGGCTGCGGGCGGTAAGCATGTTAATTGGAGACTTAACTCATATTCGCATTCAAAGATATCATAGTCGATCTCTTTCCTACGATCTTTGAGTTGCTCAAGTCTCTTGAAAACGTTTTCCGGCTCTAATGATTTGTCTCTTGCTTGGTCGTTCATCTGGGAGTCTCCTTTTGGATTGGGATTGTTAGAAGGGAGGTTCAAAGTGCACTTTAAGAGACGGTCTTTCACGTTTGTGTGGGCGGTTGGGTTAATTGAACTTGCGGATAAGGGTTTTAAGGGCATGTTGCCCTATTCGGTCTTTGTGCTTTTCGGTCATGGGTGGAATGCGGCGGTCTGGTTGCTGACGCCGCTCGGACTCAAAAGACCGAATGCACAACTTTTGGCGGCGGTCTTTTGATCTCATGGGATTGCCTCCTTGTTAGATGGTGATCAAACCGGCTTCCATGGCTTTCTTGGCGGCTTCGAGCATCTTGATAAGCTCATCTTGAGATGAAATACCGGCGGCCGCTTTGGCCTCGTCGAGGGCCTTGGCCTTGGATTTGAGCGTGGCTTTTTCAACGGCCTTGGACTCACCGACTGGTTTCAACTCAAAGTTGGTGGCGAGTTCTTGCATTGCCTCATGTCCGCCGGGTTTGAGTTTGCTGTAATATTCGGAATTGGTGATCGGGTTTTCATTCTCATCACGCGCGGTTGCAACGTTCGGTCTCTCCAAGGGGACAATTGCGTCCCCTTTGGTGGTAGTTTGGTCATTACCATCTTGGTCAATGAAATGGATGGTGATCCCATTCGGATCACGGTCTCCGATGTTGTAAAAGCCAACGACTTTATAAGCCGGAAGCACGCGAAATGCCTTGACAACGGCCAAGAATACCTCACGCTCGGTCATGTTCGGTCCCCAAAATTCTTTGGCCTCTTCCATGTTCCGAGGGATCGGCCAATAGACCATGTACTTGTCTTGTGCTCCCATCTCGAATCCGGGGGCGGTTGGTTCGTACCATTTGGTGCCGTCTGGGTCAACACGGTCTGCAAATGGATTGTTTCCTTCGTGATAGATTATTTCTTTTCCCATTTTGTGGTCTCCTTGTTGAAACAACCCACAAAACGAAAAGACCGCCTTTCAAAGTGCACTTTGGGTGTTCGGCCTCCTATGCGTATGTCCATCGGCCGAATGTGTTGACTTTCAATTTGGTAGGTTGTCAACTTCCTTTTAGATTGTGAAAGCGTCCGATTTGTGATCGGTGCCGGCGGGTTGCCGGGGTTGCGTCTGTTTTGGGCGGCCCGTTATTGGTGCCCAACGTTACCATTTATATATGCACGTTGGGTGCCAAGATGGTATGGGTGGGGAAATAATCGTAAGTTGGTGATTTTATTGGTAAAAACGGTTGTTGTTGTTGTGATTGTTGCTGGGTACGATCGGGGCGGGAAGTTCAGGATTGTGAACCAAATTCATAACCCGTTGAAATTGTTGGGAAATTGGGTTCAATATTTTAAACTTTGGGTTCAGGATTGTGAATTGGTACGTTTTTCTTAATTGGTTCGGGTGGTTACAAATCGGCGGCCCGAAAATTGCGTAGTTGGCCGCACCCTTTCGGATTGGGTGGACCGGGAAATGAGGGAGATTCATAAGATGAGAGGGGTTCACGAAATGAGGGAGTTTAATTGTCTAAATATTGTTTATATCTTAATTTATCATTTTTTTTTTCTATAGAATTCACCCACATATTAGCAAATTTGTAACTTTTTGGGCGACTTCCCCGGGCCAACTATGCAATTTTAACGGCGCCGAATTGATTGTTGGCTGAAACAATCCTC